CCCCCGCCGCTGCGCCCGCCGCTGCGCCCGCCGCTGCTGGTACGCGTTTTGTCGACGCAGCCGATCGCCTCCCCGCCGCGCTGCTCAATCGCTTCTCGCCAGGCCGGGCGCGCTACTGCGCTAAACGCTATATTGCGAGATGTGGCGACTCGCCCGAGGACAAAACCCTCAAATGCGGCGGCGAGGACGCTATAGACACGGTCTCCCTCGAGCGCGTCTCTGACATAGACTTAGACCAATGCGTCGCGTACGAGAATCCTCACAATCCTGCCCAGCCTCGCCAATGCTACAACGTGGCGAACATTGCGGACGGGCTAGTCTCGGATAAGCAGGCGCTTTGGCAGCATAACACTAATCCGGCCGAACCCCCAGATTTCGTGGACGAGTGGCAGTTCAAGCATCCAATAAGAGGGAGCAATCCCTGGACAGACGTAGTCGCGACTCCACTTTGTACCACTTCGGAGACTTCTGCACTCCGAGACGGCGTCCTCTCCCGCACGCAGCAGGTCTTCCGACACTATCTCTCTACAACCCTTCGACGTTTCCAGGATTGGGCTGGTCTGGCGAGTCACTATCTCACCATCGGAGATGTCCCTACCGATGAGCAGCTTGAGAACTTGTACAACCGAGCCGCATTGTTCGCTCACGAAACAAGCTTATGGAAGGGGTACTACGACGGGCTACCACCTGATTCTAGACGCGATAATCACCTTCCGCCGACATGGGAAGACACCGCACCAGACTGGCGCACGATGCTTCGCCATTCTCCTATGTACGAGGGAGTGTCCGCCAAATGGTTTTTTCTAGAGACGGTGCTGAGCACGCAGAATATTCTTGCGCGCCCCTCGCCCGCTAACTTGCATCGAATGTGGAACGGCCAGGCTCCGCTCCCAGGCTGAAGCCGAAACGGAAAGGACTTCAAACAACGGGACGTTGTGGGATTGCTAATCTATGCAATACTGCCCGCCTAGAACATAGATACGCTTGCACCGCAAACCTCTTCTTCGACCGCGCGCGGTGTGCGTAATGCTTTGCGCCGACGCGGTGTGTCGAACCCATTTGCGTGAGTGACGAACTTCCGCCTGGAGCTCTGCGCGCATTGGAGCAGCGCGACGCTTCGGGGTGCCGCCCTCCCAAGGGCGCTGCGTCGACTGTGGACGACCCCCGACGCGAAAGTCACCGAACTGCTGCGGCGGAGCGCAGCTGTTCGCGCAGCGGCAAGTCCTCCTACAGTGGTTCTATAAATCGTTGTTTCGTAGCATGGTTACTGCGCTGACGGAAATAACGTTGGACATAAAACTAAAGCTGGCCCCGTCGTTCCCGGCAGCTCCGCCTCCAACATTAACAACTCGCAGCGGGCCTTGATAAACCACGCGCTGATATACGGCATTGGCCTCTGCCTCATGGTTCTGTATTTTGTGCTCATGGAAGTCAACACCAAAGATGTCAAGGGCGGGAAAGAGACTAAGTCCAATACGTTCCGAATGGTCAACAATGTCATTTTTCTGGTCAGCGGCGGTATGCTGGCGTTTGGCGGCTACAGGCTCTACAAACACGCAGACGGCGCCGCGGCTATGGAGGCGCCCATTGGCGATCCTGGTGCTGGGATGTGATTGCGACGCGCCTGTCATTGTCTGCTCACTAAAGCGGCTACGCCAAGCGGCCGCGCCAAGCGGCCGCGCCAAGCGGCCGCGCCAAGCGGCTACGCCCCGCAGAGCCAGAGAGGGCTCGCGCTCTGCTGGGGGCTCACAGGAGTGTTGGCCTCTCTCAAACGTCGTCGCTCGCGCCATATAGCGCACTGCCTCTGCAAACAGCGCTCGCTCCGCAGTCCGCGCGCGGCACACAAAACGAGGAGGACCGGCTTAGCGATGAGTTATTCGCCAAGGGCATCGGGATAAGCCATCCAACATTACGGCGTACCGTGCTCGCCGCGATTGACGAGAGCATCGACAAAGAAGAGGCGCCAGTCGAGAAGTGCTCACGCGAGACCGAGAAGTACCTTTGCACAATATGCATGACGAGCGACCGCAGAGTGGTCTTCATGCCTTGCTCTCATTTCGTGACGTGTAAGCTGTGTTCTGAGTCGTGCGATTCATGTCCTGTCTGTCGTACTGCGCTTATGGGCAAGCTGGAAGTTTTCCTTTAGGGAGAGATGCTAGACTGGACCGCGTGCTCGCTTCTGATATGAAAGGATGAGCTTCAATGCGTCGTACACGGGACGTGCATATTTGGAGAAACCGAAAGTTCAAAGAAGCGAGCACATAAAAGCTTGGGTGGGCAGGTTCATCCTCGGAGCTTCGCCTTCACGCACACAAACCTGGCATTTTGTATCTGTGTGTACCATTTTGTCTTTGCGTGCATACGTTTGCTCTTTCCCTCCGGGGATTTGATCTTTGTAGCGGTCTAATAGCTCAAGCCTAAAGTCGTTAGTGTCAGGATATGCTTGTACATCTCGATTAAATGAATTCAAACAAAGTGCGAATTCGGTTCCTTTCTGTGCACCCGCCATGTTAGCGTTTGTATGGCACAGTGTCGCATCGTACCATTATCGAACGCAAAATACACCTGGAATACACCGCACGCGTGTGGTCAAATTAGCAGTTGGTTTGTATTTCGCTCTTTTGTCCAACGAACACCCTTCTTCCCACGAACTTTCATGCATGTTTCACGCACCAGCATTAACAACAAGCCAAGCATGTTGTACATTCTTGCGTCGACACCTTTTTAAAATACGAATGGATGCCACGTAGCGTGCACTACCAGCGCAGAAGCGTCCACTACGGGGCTCGTTTTTGCTATCTCTCACGCAGTTGAACGTATAGAGACGATTAGCCTCACGCCGGAGGTCAGTGTGAGCACTGTACGCTTTCACCTAAGCTTCCATCAACTGCGAAGGACACAATCGTACTGATATGCGAGGAAACACAATCACATATACACACCGTTGCAATGCACCGCTTCTTAGAAACTGTCAGAGTTTAAATCTGAGAAATACTGAATAGAAGAAACCGAAAGTTCGAAACACAAGAATACATAGACTTTTAATAGGAGAAGTGACCAATGCAGTCTGGCTTGACGATGGGTGTAATTGCTGCAAGTTCTAGTAGCCTTCACAGAAACAAACCACACGCATTAAAGCCACGGATCTACTCTCTGTGTGCGACCTGCACAAGTTAAGAGAACATATACAACCCAGCATGAGCACAAACAATACTCAATACTTCGACATATCTATCGATGATAACATGGATGAAGACCAAGAGGGGAAGTTCACGTTTGTGTTTGCGGGTGGGAGATTTATGAAGATGGTGCAGTCGGCGCTTCCTTGTATAGGAAGATTAAGCGACACTTGTGGAAAAAGAAGCTGCTATATTTTTTGCGTAGACCGCACATAGGTGTTTCGTCTCCCTAAGCTATACGGCCGTAAACAGGCGACGCTACATGTTCTTGTTTCGGACGAACGAATTCTTTAGAGGTCGTCTGAAAATGTGTCTGAAAAGTCAAGAACGGTCTTGTAGTCGAAATGCAAATTCAGCTCAAGAATGAACTCATGCACGCAATATGTGCTTTCGAAGCTAAAGGGTCGAACTGGCCAAATCTAGGACGTAAGCGGAACTGACAACGGCAGAAATATTAGATCGCATCGTCTTTGTTTGCAGGACGGGGTGCCAATGGAGTCAACTCCCTGTTCTTTTTACTACGCCAGAAATTATTATGGTTCGTTTGGAAATTCTGTATAGGAGACAAGCTAAATGTAAATATACGTATTCATTTTGTTGGCGCTCTGCGTTATGTCATCTGTAGCGACCTGCCCACGCTAGCTACGCTAGCTACGCGCTCATGACCTATCAGACCTATTCTTCGGGAATGCATTCTTTGCACCAACGATTAATAGACGACCAAGAACATTTACTAATCCTTAAGAAAGATGCTAAAATCTTACTCCACCAACGTACTAGCGATCTCATGCGCGAGTTCCTAGTTCTGATGCGTGCTTCGGGAACCGAGCACGAAAGACCAGTATATCAAGGATTGCCCGATGCCCGCACGTTCGCATTGAGACTATTGCGACAGAGGCCGCTCACGTTTTGGAAATCTGAAGATGCATACAAACTAAAAACCGGAGAAACTGGCATGGGGGGGTTCGAGCAGATAGGTTCTGTCGATGAAGCTCCCCCGTTAATTATCCAGGATTTACTCACTTACAACGAAATGGCAATAGCAGCACTGCTTGGCGTGTCCACACGAACACCCTTTTATAATGTCGGACATAGAAGCAACGAAGGAGTTCGTGGGGTAGATGGCTCCTTTACATCAGAAGGCATCTACGCAGGCGTGGTAGGAGCGCGCTTTGAACGTGCGCTAGTGATGGAATATTCGCACATGATCGTGACACCGCAGCAAAACACAACAGCAAATGGCTATGGTAGCAAAGCTAGCAAAGGTCGCACGACTGATATACTGCGCTTGTGGGCTCGCTTCTACCAGCGCCCATTCCTTCCTGACTGGCCGGAAGCACAGAAAGAAATAGCCTCCTATATACAACTCCCAGGATGTCTTTTTGATGCGGATATATATAAGCAGCGTGTACGCATGTCCATTGAACCCTTCTTGCTAGATGCTAATGAAAGGGGTGCCCTTGCTCCTAGCGGCGCTTACATAGTTGCCGTTGGCATCGGTCTGGGGGTGTGGGCTATTCACTCGCTTATGCAAGCCAGCTTGATGCTTGAGGTTTACCAAGAATTGCTCCACGCCCACGAACTCGTAAATGTTGCTGTGCTTGACTTCTCTTGGTTTCCTGCGGAGGTGCAAGGTAACGTAACACATAATCGAATCGACATTTGTTTTTCTAGGCGAAATCCGGCCGATCGCATATGTGCTAATATGCTTCTTGTTGCCATGTATGCCTGGGATGGGAACGCCTACCCAGGCAACGAGTACTGGATCGGCGAACTGAGCAACAGCGGAGACCCTGCAGCAGCGTGTTGCTCTGCGATAGCTTTACTACAGAACCCAGATTGGAACGAGCGTCTTTGTTTCACTGATGCCGTGCATTTCTGGCCACCACTATCAGGGGGAGACTCTGTACCTCCTGCGCTCGTCACATCTGGTGCGAGCGGATGCACGAATACGGACGAGTGCGTGAGGCTCAAATTCAAAGAGCCAAGTCAAACACGCTATTTACATATTGACCGTCTTAATGTAGTGCATGTGTTTGTGCCAGTAGTTGGTGGTGACGAGGTGAGCACTGATAATACTTGCAAGTCGGCAATGGAAATGCAAAAGTTCTTTGGTGCTTCCTTCAACGTTACATGTACCAAGTCCTCAGCAGCTCATCTACTCCAGGCATATGCTGATATGCTCGGTTTTGACTTGTGGTTCGTGAAGGAGTGCAGAATAGGCAACATGAGTCCCGACGTCTCCAGGATGAAGAAGAGCCGCAGAGAACAGATCGCCGCTTACGTATCCATCCTTCACACTCTAAGCCGTCGCGAGACAGTACGGAGCCAACTGCAAGGAGCCTTCCCATCCTTCCCCTCTGCACTCGCGCAATCTATCCAAGATAGCGCAAACATCTTTACGATAGTTCTCAGCCCAAAGACTCCAGACAGCTATCTACGTTTCCCCGCACCAAGCTTTGAACTTCGTCGAAAGCCACAGTTGGGGGGCGTGTCATGTTCGTTTCGTTTGGCCCTCGCAGAGAAGCTCGAGGCACGGATACCAGCTTCGCGCCACAGAAGTCCATTGGCTGCTGCTGTTTTCTCAGGAGACACTCTTAGACAGGAATCCACAGTGAACTCTCAGTCTTATCTGCTGATGGTTGAACGGGTGGTTGACTTTTTTGCCGAGCGCGGAGAGCAACTGCCGTCTCTATCTTTCCAAACGCTCGATAGCTTGCAAAATATTATGGGCATAACGTTCGATACCATGGAGGAGACATTTGATACATTTGTAAGCGCTGAATCTATTGTAGAGCCCGAACGAAGCTTCTTCCATACTTCTACCAATCAAGAACATATCAACATTATGGTGCAAGCCTTCTTGGCCATTGCTAGCATTCATCTGAAAGCACACTGCGGTTACAATAGAAATTTTGGGCAAGTCTGCGACGACAATGCACTAAGCTGCGCCGAACGCATTCATACGTTGCTTTTTGAGTCAGACCCCGAGGACTGCCTTCTAAGTTGGCTCACACAGTTACTCGAAAGACCTCTTCCACCGACTGTCCAAAAAAAGGTGAAAGAGCGTTTCAATGCGTTTTGGCTTACCGTCAAAGACGCCCCGCATTATGATGAGTTTCTGCTGCTGCTACACGATATAGAAGGCACAGGGGTGTACTACCAGGGCTGCATAGGAATGCATATTGGAGACTGCTTGGCAGGCGTAGACGACCTCCCGAATACAGATAAGGAACTAGTTATTTCTGCAGCTTCTATGTTAGAACGTCCGAGCGAGAGGAGGGGAATTCTGCACAACAACAATCCCTTTGTAGAGGGCTCTACAATCAGCGTGAGAATTCAAGATTTGCATGAGATCATTGCAGATAGCGCTCGTTCGAGCTCTTGGCAGGTGGCTGAGTTACTCCTAATGAAACTTGACGAAAACAGAAACACCGTGGACGCATGTCTCTACGAGCTTTTAATTCGCGAGAGCAGCTTTTGGCTTGCTGGCAGGAGCGACTGGCACGATATCCAGACCCACATGCTGGCGCTCATGCCCGACCAAGATTCCTTAGACACCTTCGCGCAGCGTATGGGACACGTCAACGTATGGCTGAGGATTACCACCTTTGTCGCCCGTAGCTTGTACACTGAAGTTACTACTAGTGTACCTCAGGGCGCTGAGCAACTTAGCGGGCTCAGTAATTCAGTAACTCCCAGCAAGCTTAAAACTACACTGCTGCTCCTTGGCGTAGATGTACCGGAAGAGCAGATCTCTATGAGTAGCAGATACGATGGCTATACAGTCTCGCTCTCGCAAGCCAACCGCAAGATCATCATGGATATACACGAACGACGCCGCAGGAACTTTCATCTGAGTCAGGAAAGTGCACGGCTCCTGTACGAAGAGTGCAAACGGCGAATTGGAGCCAACTCACCCGAATACATAGACGCGATGAGATACGACAACCAAACGCTGTCGCAGGTCGCACACCCCGCAGACAGAAGCAGAACCTTGCGCGTGCCTCTGAAGATCTTCAAAACTTGTCTTCTGCTGGACATTGTAATTCCATATTGGGAATTCAATCGCTTCGATGGCTATCTTGTATCATCAGACACAGCAAGTGACATAGATTTTCTGGAGCAAACGGCCCTATGGAGTCGACAGCAACGTGAAATGACGAACGCTGAAGACAGAAGTTCTCTTGCCCAAGTATCTCACGTACGAACACGGAGATGAAGTTGAAAAGACGATCGCGGGCGATAGCGTGATGGCTATTGCCTGCGTTCGTCTTTATTTCCATTGTCCTCCTCTTACTCCTTAACTTAGTGATCGCATGTGCCGTTCTCTGCATACGGTGCAGATTTCTTGACACCATCTAAATGGTATGTCCTGCGTATGCTTCTCAGGTCTCGCTGGTCTCACTTACCAGCTCCTCGTTCGCGTCTGAAGAACTTTCGGATGGAGACAGTACTCGCAACAGTGTTGTCTCGAGTGCAGATCCACCACTTGCGCCATCTAAAGTTGAGCTTGGAACAAGAATCGCGATGCTGCTCCTCGAGTTGAAGAGTCAAATCAAAATTTTCCACTGGCAAACTGTAAAAATAGGACACCACTATGCGTTAGATAATTTGTTCAACGCATTGACTGCTAAAAATGATCAATGGGTTGAAACATTCCAGGGGAAATATGGGAGGATACAGCTACCTGCATCCATAGAGACTCTAACCATGCAAGATTCCACGACTCAAACTCCACGAGCGTACCTTACTGAGACCATTTCTCTTTTGCTGCAGCTTAGAGACAAACGATTCAGTACATCAACCGATTCTGACCTCAGTAATATCTTTGACGAGATTATTGGCATGTTGTGGAGAACGAACTATTTATTAACTCTAGAATGAACTTTACTTGGAAGAAAAGCGCGCTCAAAAGGGCGCTTCTATGCTCCGTTTCCCCGCCCGCAATGTCGCATTCCGACAAACTAAAGCAATACCAGCAGAGAGAGAAACGCAACGGACAAAGGATCGGTTGGACTATTTGCCGGTTCACGCGGTATTTTCTTTTCGTCGTGCTGCGCATAGTAGTGTTCGCGCATCCAAGCTTGCAATCCCTGATCCCAAGCTCTCAGTAACAGTGCGCCGCGTGGTCTTCTTGCGAGCTATCCAAGCCACACAACACGCTAGAAGGTGGGATTACCTTAATGACATTTTAGCGAGATACGCAGGAACTTATTCTCGATACGATTGAGAAAGACTGCTTTATAAATGCGTTCTATGGTAAGCGCCTGTTGCTTTTCCTTCCGATTTAACATACAGCCCACGGTAGGTTGCAGCGACCGTGCACCTCCGTGGCGCTTTCTTTCAAACACTCGGATACCGCTTCGACTGAATTGCCAGACCCGAGCAGCGAGTGGGCGTTCGCGTGACGGAGCGCATCAGGATGGAACTTGCGTCCCTCAAACCCACATATCTTCCACATCTGCTTGAAGCGGTTGCGAATACAATCAGTAGAGGCGTGGCTACTCTTTGCAACTCCAGGGATCAGGAAGGGTCCATCGTCGGCTGGACGATGGAACGTCAGCCAAATGTTCACCAGATGCTTTACGCGCGGGCAAAGGACAAAGACCGCAAATCTATCGCCTTTGTCCTGGGTCTTTCCGTGGTTTCGCACAACGTACTGACCATTATTCACATCGGCCACGCTTCGAATAAGGATCTTCGCGACGTCTCCGATGCGGAGCCCCGTGGTCAGCACAAGGAGGAATAGCATCTCGTTTAGGAGATGCTTCGACGCGTCCGCATAGAGTAACTCTAGATCCGAGGACGAAATACGGTGAGCGTCATGTCCATCACCATCGTCTCTCTGAACGGGACGCTTCCTTTTTGACTTTTCAACCACGACGTTGACTCCCAGAATATCCTTAAGGAAAATGCGGAGACGGGTTGTCTTCGCTGCCACATCGCCTAGTTGCCCAATTGCGCTTCGCAAAGCGTTTGGATCCGACGCCAGATGCACGTTCACATGCGCTGCAACGTCCGCCGGCCATTGGTCGAGATCAAGATTCAGGGCGGGGAGACAACTGTTGACATAGAAGCTTATGAGATTGCGTACACTCAATTCGGATTGGTTGCGCGTACTATTCCGTACAATCTCTGCCCAGCTCTCTAACCTCCTCCGTGTGGGGTGTTCAGCTGCAAGGGAACCGTACTTGCCGAATGTCTTGTTATGCTTCCTCTCTGCTGCTGGAAGCAAGCGCAAGGACGCCACAAACCCCACGGGGAAGTCAAGCATGAGCAATACACGTCGTAGCAGCGAAGCGTTCTTGCTCAACGTGGAGCGGGCGAGCGCCCCTTGCTTGGCGTAAGCTCCTGCAATTGCGACCGATATCTTTATATTCTCTTCAGCTCGACTGGCTTGCTGCACCATGGTCTTGATGCTGCCTTGATACTCGTAGCGTGTGATCTCAAATAGGAGAGCCAAGCAGCCCTCTACGCGCACCGCATCTCCCCGCCTCCACTCCGCCTTCGCCCTCGCACGAACTCCTCTCGCAAACTCCGTAAATTCTGCTGTGGGGATTGCATCTGCCCTGCTGGCAATGATCGCCATCGAAATGTACGGAGAACCCGTCAACGCGTGTGCCGCGCCGCGGTAACACGTCTGCTTTAACGTTAACGGTGAGCGGATTGTCCGTTAGCTGGACGCATGCGCGCTCGGCGGTTGCCCCCCTAAGAAACGTTGCTGCGCCAGGCTGACCTGCGACGCTCTAAATTGAACTTACGCTTTCCACGTCGAAACTCTTCTCTTCGAGTTCCAGCTTCTTATGCGCGATCTCCGAGTCCCGCAGCTGAGATGCGTTTGTAGTAGTCATAAACGTACTGTTGCAAAGCGAACTCTTCTTCGCAAAGCCGCAAGTTCAGGGGTCCGCATTGGGCGTCCGCCGAGCAGCAGCTGTTGGACTCGTCGTCGACGGTGTGCGAAGGCGCGTAGTGTTGTCAGCGTGCTGCGTCAGTGGCTTCGAGGATTTCTGTCATAATCGTCATTCTGTATTGCCGACAGGCGCAGGTCGCCGACCGGGCTCGTGGAATTGGAGTTTGCTATTTTTTGGAAACTGGGGGCACGTCTCTCGTACACTCTTGATCTGTTCACTCTTGATCTGTTCACTCCGTCTCCACTTACTGATTTTTGCCTTAACTTCTCGGGAGTGTTCGCTTATCTACTCCTGCTCTATCTAGAAGTATGCTTCCCCAACACCTATGGTGCTCTGCCCCGAGCACCAAAATATAAGTGTTTACTGGGAGTACACTTCCAGATAGCCAGCTGACCTGCGTCGCTCCAAATCGAACTTGCGCTTTTCCAGTTCGAATCTCTTCTCTTCAAATTCCAGCTCCTTATGCGCCATCTCCAAGTTGTAGTCGCGCTTTGTTTTCTGAAGCACCAAGTCCCGCAGCTGCGATGCATTGTGATAGTCATGAGCGCGCTGCTGCAAATCGAACTCTTCTTCGCAGAGCCGCAAATTTACACGTCTGCGTTTGGCATCGGCCAAGCAGCAGCTGTCGCCATCAGCGTCGTCGTCGACATCGTGAGAAAGCGCTCGGTGCTGGCGCCGAGCCGCGTCGGTAGCTTCGCAGATTTCTTTCGGATTCGTCATTCTGTATTCAGTGCCTTGGATACATAAGTCACTCGGGGGCATTTCTTGAAGATGCTTCCTGGCAAGGTGCTCCAAATGTCCCTCGTTCCACCAAATCGCCGACATAAATAGCTTCAAGCCGCCTTTGTGTTTTTTATCCTCGGACTCGAGACGCTCCCACGGGTTCTTGCCAGAACCCGTTTTGAAGAGTCGAGGGTGCGTTCGCGAGCCGAGAGCGTAAAGATGCGATCCTCCCTTTAGATGGGGCGACTGATTGTATGCGACCCACGGGGAAGGCACGCGGGACTCATCTTCGTTATCTTCTCCTTCAACGGCTTCGCCGAACACTCGCCGCGGATCCTCGGGTCGTTCACTCGCCAAGTGTTCTTGCGTCTCCCGGTTCTCCCAAATCTTGGCCGCAAGGCTTAAATCCCCGCCATAGACACGAACGAATAAACTCGCAGCTTCTCGGCGCACTAGACTCGCTCGCGTTCCAGGCAAAAGCATAATAAGCTCGACCACGACGTAAATGTCGCCCACAGGCGTCGAACGCTGACGTTCTCCCGGGAATTTGCAGTCCGTGATTTTTTCACGGACTGCTGTGAACTGTTCATTTATGATCCTAATCTGTTGGGAGGCGTAATCGGTGCTCCTTCCCGTCGCCAATGCGGCGACATCGATGAGGCTGAAGAGGTTGCCGCGCCGACGTAGTTTCAAAACGCTGCTCTTCTCGACGCCGAAGACTGTGGCTAGCTGTTCCAGCAGCTCCGGTGCCGCGATCTGCTCGGCGTTCTGCTCGGCGTTCTGCTCGGCGTTCTGCTCGGCGTTCTGCTCGGCGTTCTGCTCGGCGTTCTGCTCGGCGTTCTCTTCAGTGAGGGGCGACTCTGAAGCTTTCGATTGCAAACGATCGACAATTTTGTACTGCAAGACCTTGATAATCCACAATGCTGTTGGTGGGTCCACAACGTCTATGCTACTCTGGCCCCTGCCTGGAAATTGGAAATGCTTGCTTTGTGCAAACACTTCGGGGTAGTCGGCTTTGAGTCTGTTCAAACGCTGCGTGGCATTCGACTTGTTGGTGTTTGTGATGACCTTAATGATATCCAGTACGGCCAGATGAAGGCCTTCCGCGTGTGGGACTGTATGTGTTGTTCTCACCCCGGCGAAGTTCCCTTCGCCGGGGTTGCCAAGCATGCGCTCTACCACCTGCTTGGCAGACAGATAAGATCCCATTGCGTTCATCGCTCTGCATGTCTCTGCATGTAGAAATGCATAGGAATGATCGTTTCTATTTGTGGAGACCGCGGCGCGAGAACGATGAACGCGACCACGCGATCCGTAACACACGCACGCGTTCGTGCACATCGGCGCGCGTTCGTTCAAATGAACCGTACACAAGGACGAAAAAAATTGCAGCTTCCCGGTGCACGCAACCCGATTGCGCATTAGGAAGCCGCGTGACCTGGGCATCGGATATTAAGGATTCCATCCTTGAACTTCTGGGGAAGTGTTCACTTGTGGTCCTGAGCTCTCCGGAAACATACTTTTGTTCCGAGTGGGGGCACGATCGCGTGGACAACGACGTAAATGTCGCTACGCGCGTCGGGTGCTGACGGCGCCGACGGAATTTGAAGTTTAGAATTTTCTTCCGACCTTTTGGGAGGTGTTCACGAGTGTTCCCCTCGGAATCGGATATTAAGGATACACTATCCTTAACTTCTGGGAAGTGTTCACTGTTGCCCCCCTTGGAATTTCCAGTGGCCGATTTTTCGGCCACTGGATTGTGTTGTTCCCAGACTGGCAAATCATCCTTGGTCAGGCTGCCAATCACAAGCGCTCCAGCGTGTCTTCTGCGAGGAGAGCAGGCGCCATTGTGTTCATCGTCTTCCCGGGCAGGAACATATCTTGATGGATTATTGTTTCCACAGGTGGGATTACGACGCGAGAGAAACCAACACGAGCGGCGCTGTTCATAGAAGAGTAAGAATCCGTATGAATCCTGCGATGACGACATCAAGGTTCATCGCGCTGCAGATACCGATTTTCGCTTCTCGAATTCAAACTTCGGATCTTCGAATTCCAATTGCCTCTTCGAGCTCTCTAAGTCATAGTCGCGCTGTCTTTGTAAATAAACTCTCGAGTTCGTAGTCGCGCTGTTTTTGTGAACTGTACAGCGCTGCGATAAAGGCGCTCGCCATACTCGCCCGCATGTTTGTTGTGTCGTGCGCGAAGACGCCGAGCATCTCTGCCTGCAATGCCGCGGACTCCGCGTCCAGAGCTGCGCCGTCCAGAGCCTGTAAGAAGTCAGAGTAAACGTCCAGTGTCTCTTTCAATGTGTGCAATTTGTGGATCGCCATCTCACGCTGATGTCTGTCTTTTGCAAACGTAAAATCTACGCTCGAGAATGTATGCAACACTAAGGTTGCGTCGTCTTCCCTGTGGGTTTCGTATGCGTTGAGATGCATAACAGTGAACCGCATGAGCAATTGCGCTTCGAGTCGAGACAGACTGCATTGGTCACTTCTCCTCTTAAAAGTCTATGTATTCTGGTGTTTCAAACGTTCGGTTGCTTATATTCAGCATTTCTCAGAATTTAGCTCAGACAGTCTCTAAGACTCGAGAGTCTGCCGGGAAACCTCAAAGTGTAGCCAAATACTCAAGAGTCCGTCAGTCTTGTAAGAGTTCAAACTCTCAGCGCAGAACAGCGGGTGGATGCTGCACCTGGGTCGTGAAGTTGCGCCAGGGTCTGCTGCGGTTACGTCCAAGTGGCAATCGACAGCTCTTGCGCCAAAGACTTCTGCATGTCTGGAGGACATGGAAGCGGTGGCCTCCATCGGCCGGAGGCTTGTGCTCGAACTACACTGAAAGCAAAACTGCTAGGCGGAGTCTGTGAACGTGTGTGGTTAGCCTTCAAAATGCATAAGCTGAGAAAAGTGCAGGCATCGGTTTTGTGTTCGAAGACAAATAAAGCGCGTCAGAGTAGTAGCTCTGCATATCTCATCCTCATTAATAAATTACCTCAATGCCCGAGGCTTCAAATACACACATTCCGTCTCGTTTTGTGAAGATTGGACTTCTAGGTGAAGGAACATTCGGTACAGTTGATCGAGTATGGGATGCAAACTGTATGTGCTTGCGAGCTATAAAAAGTTTTAAACCCGAGGAGAACGGCGATATGTCAGAATGTGCACTACGAGAGATTGCCTTTATGACATTTCTTACCGACGCTAGAGCTCCTGGTATTATTCCTCTATTGGACGTCTTGTACGGGGCTGGACCTGAAATAGGAATCTTGATGCCTCTGATGCATAGGGACCTAGCAGACGACATCGAGGATAAAATGTTCAAAAGTTGGAGTAATATAGATCCCGTCCTTAATGATATCCTCACTGCGCTCTCATATTTACACTCCATGACCCCCCCTGTGATGCACAGGGACATCAAACCAGAAAACATTCTCAGAGATATTACCAACAAAACGTTTCTTACGGACTTGGGTTTCATGCGTTTCTGTAAAGATGGCCCACCTTATGCTTCGGGTGAGTACAGCCATGGCTCTAACCAAAGAGCTACAAAAACCTATGCTGCACCCGAAATGCTCCAACACGGCAGACCCCACGGACCCGCAGTGGATGTTTGGGCTACAGGAGTAGTAGCAGTAGAGCTAATGCGCAACGCGCGCTTAAGCGCATATACTGATAAAACTGCTAGGAAGCAGTTAAGGCAGATATGTGGAAACATGCAAGATCCGATGCTCAAAGCTCTGGCTGGAGGGATGCTATCAGAAGATCCCTCCAGTCGGTGGACTGCCGACCAGGTACTGGAATACGCATTCATAACTTGCAGCATACACCCCGCTACCCATTCTCAGCATATAATGAAGCTTGTAGTGACTGAACCTGTCTTCGAGACCATTCTCAAAAAGCACGTTGGTGACGCATTGAGGAGGCTAGATTACAACTGTCCACAGACATTTTATGCCTCTTGCGCTTTCGCCACAGAAGCCATGCGCTGGACTACCGAAACTTCTTCTTCTGTGTTCCTTAGTTGCGTTTATGCTTGCATAGCGGCTGGGAAATTGTATGAGCATGAATATTGGTCATTGGAAAACCTGCAGGGAAAGTTTGAAGACTTGACGTGTGAAGATATCGTGAGGTTCCAGAACCTCCTCATAAAACACATGCATGGACGCCTGCTGCACCCATTTCCATCGTGCATCACACAAGCAACACAGCATCAAAAGAAACACAAGAAACACACAAAACGCAGGACCAGGCGTGGCAAAACAGAAGATAAGTGCACACCGAACATGCAAGGGTGTGCAGTGAGCCTGAAACAAGATGGTTTGAAACAGAGCACCGAGAATACAAAAAGTAAGGCGATACCAAATGAAGAGAAACTGGATAAATCTGCTCAAGAAAGCCCGGAGGATGAAAGGAGAGAGATTACAGCAAGTGTTTCCTGTGCGGCTCCAGGGGATGATAATAGTTCAGAGCGGACCACGGCTAATGTTTCTGAACACTCCGATGCAGAAGCGTGGCACTCTGACAGCACAGCCGACACCGCTCAAGAAGCGGAAGAAACAGTCGTGGTGTGAGCTAGTTTGTCTAACAGGCAATCTGAAAAGGACAGCCCGCAACCGGGCCGTTACAGCCCCCCGATAACATGACAACAGCGCTGCCATGCCAGAGCCAGCTATTAAAAAAAGCCTACTCTCCGGTGTGGAAGTATCGAAACACAAGTTCCCTCCCATCAATCAGACAATGTGAAGCAAGTAGGTCGCAAACGCTCACTGGCTAAGTGCTGATAGATGACAACCACGTTTCGCGCCGCATTGATATCGCGATGCCAATGCAAAGGACGTCGAACTGCGCTATAACAATTCCGAGACACCATTACACCGTGTACCTTCATACAGCCAACATGCTTCCTTCCATCCTCAAAGGAGATCTGGAGCATACCTGAGACGTGTAGGCTTCGTGTACTAGTGTAACTCTTGCCTCATGCACGGTCGAAAGCAGCTGGCGTAGTCGAGCCTGAGGAGCTGGAGTAGCCAAACCCAGTTGAACAGCGGCTGCCGTCTCCAATCGCCACAACAACTTTTCCCTTAAATCCAGCGAACGTTCTCGCCTCATATAATTATCAAATCGCAGTCTGCGAATGCATGGTTTCCTCAAAGCGAGGCAACCGGCGTCCAGTAGTGGCAGCGCATGGGAGAGGTACCGCAAACATCGCAGATTATCCAGTTTTTCCTCGTAAGCGTACGCTCTGCTGGTCGAAGCGGGTTAGAAGTTGCATAGCCCGGGTAGCTGGCAGGAGCTACCCGAAGCGCTCGGCGATATTTTGAAGACACTCTGCGACCCGGAGTCGCAGGCGATGATCATGTCTTGGCGCCCTCGGTCTACGCCAATGAGCTTGTCCTCTGAGTCCAACTCCATAGGAGGATTTCTCGCGTCGAGATCCTGTCCTTCTTCTTTCAGAAGGGAGAACCCCTTGCTAGAACTGGAATTCTGCGAGTTGGGAGCGGTGAAACGAATCGAACAACTTACATCGTCTGCGAGACGGTATCGGCGAACGCATACCGCGACCTCTTGATACGGGAAGAGTCCGGAAACGCCCCCTCGAAGAGCTCTCGGTTGAAGCCTCGGTTGAAGCACTCCCTCGCGTTGAGTGCGTCGCCCAAGAGCTTACGTCGCTTTGGCTTTGACTGTTCGTCTTCCGCTATGCTCGGAATAGCTTGCGCTGCAGATGCGTGCGCAACTGTACCGCATACAGGCAATCCTCAGGGGTACAACTTTTAGCAATTTGCCTACAAGTGCTATCTAAGATTTGCTGGAAACAACAAAAGGTCTATGGCGAAGGTTAAATCCGGAACCAAGAGTGTCCGAAAAGAACATAAAGGCAGGAACTCAAATTCTAAAACCAACGAGAAAAAGCACAAGGTAGCCAAGAGTACTCGAAAAGAACATAAAGACAAACCTAAGAGTCCCAAGAAGATAGAGAAAGCACAGATTGCCGCGGCTGCGCGTCATAGTAGGAGCAAGACCAAGTGACAAACTTGCTCGTTGTGTGTGTGAGTTAAGCTTTCTTGTTTCTCGGTTTGGATGCTCTACAAGTACTGCAGTACGTAAGATCCATGTGTCTGTGTAATGGATGCCCTTCGCCCAAAAACGCAAAGCAGACGTTGCACTTCAAGTACGAAGAAGTGTAAACATACTCATCCACCGCAGGGTGTATTACTGGCGGTCTTTTGAGGTTTGTATATTTTGTGTGCTGCTTGTAAAGTCGCGCGAGCATCGTGTACATGTGAAACAATAGTGCAACAAGCGGATTTAGATATTTGCGCATTATATATATTTCATGATGCGATTTTCTCACGTATGCATCCAAATAGTTTAATTGTATAGAGAACCTAGAAAGAAGTTGCAGGGCGCACAAGCTAAGCATTACAATTTAACTAAGATATTTTGCGGGATCGAGTAGATCCAGCCATATTGCATTTCCTGTTCATGGAGTGAATTATAGGATCCGTATGCGTAGGGTGCCAGTCGCCCCACGAAAATTGCTGAATCAATACTTGTAGAGTGTGTAAGGTATCAGGACCACAAGCCGAAAGCCGAAGTGGCGCTCGTAGTTTCAAGTCATTAATAAAATACTGGCCATTTATCTTGCGTTGCTTATTTTCTACATCTACCCATCGTATCCATCGAACCGTCTTCTTTTCGAAGCATCCATCAATTGGTTGCTTTTTACGTTGTGTGCTCAAAAGCGTATTGAGTGCATCGCATATACCCCAGGGCACAAACATACCAAAAACTATTGCTTTGTTCATACGAATAAGAGGACGATTGTTAACGGCCTTTGTAATTGCTACGATAGACAAGATGCCATGACTTTCTTCCACTGCTTCCCTCAGTGCAGTCCTGCGGTGGTCCCCCTCGTCACATGCCTCTCCCCCCCCGCCCCAGCCCCCCAAAGGCCCCCCATCCATCCAACTCTTCACCTAAAAGAATCCACCACTGACCTCTATGATGACACAGTGGCAGCACTCCGCAAAAGCGGAGTGCCGAAGCTTTTGCGTGCGTATACTTGGGAATCGCTTTAGTCACACGCTCCATTTGTTTGGATTTAATATTTATAGGACGGCACTGAGTAAATTGGCCGCGAAGTTACTTCGCTCAGCATGTTCAACAAACTGTGCGTTTCTATGTTTTTAGACGCTACAACACAATAAACAGAAACGGACGAAACAATTGTCCGTGTAAACATAATGCATCGGCGAGCGGGCGAGGCTTCGCAAGATGTCCAGAGCTTCCTTGCCGTGCAAAGAGGTGTGCAAACAGCAAATGCTGTTGCGCAAAGAGAAAAGCACGCTCCGCGTGCAAAAAAGGTCGCAGAAAGCCTCTAGATAGGAAAGAGTTGAGATCTTTCATCTTCAACTAGAAGCATCGCGCTCTCCATCCGACCTTAAGGACCAAAAATATCAAAAGCAACAATCAAAAAATAGCTAAACAGCGAGCCAGGGGATGGGTTACGCTACTCTTTCAGCATAGGTAGAGTTTGAAAAGCTTTAGCTCTCCATCCGGCTTCGATCCGAGAGCGGAATGCTTTATAAAGGATCTCATAAAGCTAACCGGTGATCTGACGCAGTATCATAATTCATGCGAAGCAGGTCTGTACATGACACTAAGCCAAGCGATGCGATTTTGTAAGCGAGGCGTAGGCGCTATTCCTTGCAGTGACTCCAGTGAATGAGCGGCGAAAGGCCAAGGAAGAAGACATTATGACCACTCTTCTTACCTGCGTAAAACAAATGAGAGCTGCTGCGCTCCGGTCTCCGATGACATTTCATCCGCACGCTGTAAAAGTGTTTACATCAATTCACGAAGTGCAAAGAGGAACTACCTTTTATGCTGCATGCGAAAGTTTGGCCTTTGATATGATACGCGAGCGCATAGTCAAACGTATAAAAGCCAAGAAACTGGAATCTTCCATTACTCTTGAACAACATAGCAAGAAGAATACACAGAATTAATTGACATGGAGGATGCAGCCCTTGCACGCTGGCATTTAAGGCGTACCTTATGCGTATGGGCATTTTTGGGCGGTGTAGTCGCCTAGCACTACAAACAACTTGTAACCGGTTTGAGACATAAGGTGGAAGAAATAAGTGGTTGGTATCTGGAGTACCAGATGGTGCATAGCATTAAACAAGAGTATGCCGGACTGCCAACAGACCGATGGCGTAATGTTCTGTAGCGGAGATTGGGAGTGCGGGCCCGTAGGATCGGACTTCTGCCAATACCCCCACCCAGGTCCGATGGATTGCACCTCACGTTCCCTCACAAACAACATTTTATGTGAAGAGTTTTACAAACCAACTATAACGGCAACTGGCGAACAGAATCGTTGCAACCTGAAGTGCCAGTGGGTAGGGCCCAAAAAACGAAATATCTTGCGGAGCGCGCTGCTGTGGGGAGCAGGTATCGCAGGAATAGTTATTCTGGTCCTGCTTTTCACGCATCACAAATCGTCTACCAGAGGAGCAGCGCCTCTCGTTACGAATCGCCCATACTCGAGCAGGGTGGCCAACGGCGATTTGCCTCAAATGCCTCAAGTGGCTGGAGGTGGTGAAGACTATCAGTATGACGCGTCGACCAGTAGCCGCCAAGCGTAGGTAGATGCCCATGGGACAACTGGGCAGAAATGTCGAGTTAGAGGAGCTTCTCTCTATCGGAGTGTCCCCGCAGCAGTGTATTGCGCGGCTGAACTTTCAACGGTAAAAGCGTTCGGGGCTGGTGCCCTAAGCCAATATGTTATTTTGTTGACGTATCTTTGATAACTTCCCGTCTTCAGACAACAAAAAGAAGCAAAAAACACAGCAACGGACAGACATTGATTTATAATATCTGTATTTAAAACGATGAACGCAAAACGCGCTAAATTTTATCCATATACTAGTGCAATGAAATATGCAGCCCTGGCTAGCGTGGTGACTGCATCTCTAGCTACCGCTAATGCGGTCAATGCCAAGAGACACACAAATATTCCGAAAGACCCCGATGAGTCGGCTTTGTGTATTCGTCAACTACCGGCCTGTAATAGTCGCACTGTGCGTGCGTACCAATTTGACATAACTGAAAAAATAGATAGGCCAACGACTACTTGGAGGATATTGTCAATCTGCGGTGTTCATCCTGAAAAGCAAGACGCCGGATCTCGCCTTTCACTTGGACTCTTTTGGGCACAAATAATTTACATCGCTACATAGAGATCACGTTTGACGGCGAATATACAATCTCTATTGGGCTTGGTGCATCCACTGAGAATGATTTATTCTTGCAGATAGAGGACCCGATGGTCTCTCGCATTCTAAACGAGAATCTTGAAAACTATTTGTATCCTCATAATGACATCGCATCCTGTCAAGTAGAAGGCATTGCACTAACTCGAAGTCAAAAACTCAACAACGATCAGCGCCATACCTTGGAATTGATCATAAAACGTTCAAAATGTACCCCTGTAGACGGGGTTAGTACTCTTAAAGTCGAGATAGTTAAATCGCGTTTCAAATTGTTGGTAGCACAATTGTACTCAACAATAGATCAACAAATAACTGGACACAACACGGACAGCATTTATTTTATATAGCTGTTCAAAGATAACCCGCTGGGGCTTTTGAATGCAATCTCTTAGCAAAAAACACAAGCTCATCGAGACGTTGTCCTCACTAGACTTGCTCTAGCTTTTTACGCTTCATTCTCGTCGATGATTCGGAAAATCTCAGCCACTTTGGGCACATCCTCCTTTTTTTGTCAGGACGTTGTCGGCGCTACCGCCTGTCGTTCTCACAGCATCAAGAGCGTCCAGCGCCCCGCATATAACCTCCTTTGCCTTCACTTTTTTTGCACAAGACAGCGATTTTTGTGTCCTTGAGTTCGTCGTCCCTGATCTTCTTTTGGTAAGAGCCAGTCATAGGATTGTCCAGCGTCTCGTGGAGCTCCTGGACGTTGGCAACCCAATAATGTGTGCTGGTCGTGTCCAGCGATTTGTGCTCCATGTACTTAGACACCACCTCGAGTGAGGTGCCCGCATTCATAAGTCGGCCAACAATGGTGTGTCGAAACGCATGCGCATGCACCTTGACCTCGGTCACACCGACCGCTTGAGCAAGCTGCCGAAGTCAGCATGTAATCGTGGGCGGACTGACAGGCACCCTGGGGTCTCTACCTCGCTGAAGACGTAGAGCTTGCCGACAGTTTCCCGGCGTATGTTGGTAAACAAATTCGCTGAAACCGCGCGCTAAGTTAGCTGCACACATAATACGATGTATGGAAAATACATAATGGCTGAAAAAGCTTCCGTGCAACCGACATCTAACAAAGAAGTCAGCGACAATCCTCTGGACTATTTATCGATGATTATCTATGTGAAAGATGGCGTGCGTGCTTGCGAGCAGTTGAAAGCACTCGTATCAAATAATATGGATATACTTCTTCAAGATGTTGACAGTATACGAGAACAGAAACCGCCTTGGCTGACTGGCGTTCCTACCGTAGTTTTGCTGCCGTCGCGTCAGATTCTCACGGGCACCAAAGCAGTCAATGCAGTTACAGATTATTGCTTTTCATCCATGTCGGGAATTGATGGAGCAACAATTGTCCGCGGAGGGAATGGGCATGCCTCTTTGTCGTCTACCGACTATACTCCACAGCCTTCGTTTAATATGTTATTCTCATGCGAGAATGAGGACGAAGAACCGCGACCAATTACTGCGGGCGAAACCTCGCTACTCTCACCAGATGCACGGTATGAAGACAAGCCCAGAGAAAAACATAACGAAAGAAGCTTGGAAGAAGTCATGAGAATGCGGGGTGCCACGGCTTAATCTGGACTATCAAGTCCAATGTTTTCCCCGGCATGCTGCGATTCCTCAAGGAGAGAATGTTTCATCTCTCTTAGCACTCTCGAAGAAGGTAGAAGAGTAACGGTTGGTCCGTCTGTACCGAGAGGACTGCACATTTTGTACAGAGCCTTTTCGAGGTTGCGAATAGGCTTTGCAATCAACACGACTGTTTTAACAAAAGTTTGGAGATCCAGACGCGATACAATATACGTCCCCGTTTGCGTGTTTACTAGCACTGCCGAGAGTTTCTCGTCATCTAGCCACGCCGCTCTCTCGGTGTGGCACGCAGCTTGTAATTCAACTACAAGCAACTCATTCTCGTCGTCTACCAGTTCTTTGCAGTACAACTGGGGACTAAAGGGCACCACTGCCAATCTCTTATCTGGTAGGCGTAGCACCTGAATGTTGTCGGTTTCCCCAGCGGCTGCTTGTTGGTTCTTCGATGTTGCGTATTTTTGTTTGCGACAAACACGAATCCGTTTTGGCACTAGTGACATCCGACTAGGATCTTCTTGAACCTGCGCAGAGACGCGAGTGCGACACGCTGTCTTATAGCGTGTATATCTTCCTATAGAAGACAAATTCTGCAAGGGTTTCACTAAAGAATCCGGTGCATTGCGCAGTTCCGACGGCTGCTTCCAAATGCATTGTACACTGGGATCTGCCATTGTTGTGCAGGCTGATCTACGAGAAGCGAGGCAAAGCATCGGCAAAAGGTTTGTAGTGAGTGTCATGTTATGTGAAAACGACTGACCGAAAGCACACGCTCACTCTAGTGTTCGTTGCTTGATGCAGACTTCAACTCAGACTTCAACTCTCTTCTCTGAAGTCCGGGACTTAGTCATTTAACACATGCTGGGCTGTCGATACTTTGATTACTACAGCTGAACAATACTATCTCATACTTGTTTCGTCGTAGTGCGAGATTAATCTTGAAGGGATACTCAAAATCTATCTTTAAGAGGTCATCTATTGCGTGCATGAGTTCATTCTTGAGCTGAATTTGCATTTCGACTACAAGACCGTTCTTGACTTTTCAAACACATTTCCAGACGACCTCTAAAGTATTCCATTGAATGTACGGTGGGATCTATGCAAAACTCGCATACATGGACTGCACAATTGTAGAGCTGCATTTTCCGGTAGCAGTGTTCAGTGATGTGTCTTCACTTCCCGGATACCAATGCACCACATGTCAGTGACCTCTATGTGTATCTTGGGACAGATGCGACTTCCATGAATGGGGCCATCAACGCCAGCACTCTGGTATGCTTGTGCATACTTCTCGGCAGTGTAAGGCTCTGCATAAGAATTTCCCATTAACTCCCGCCATTTCAATCTGTACGCTTCCTCTATAACTGAAGAGGCTACAAAGAAGGATTCATACTCATCGTTCGGTTTAGACAGCTCACTCCAGAGTTCAAAACGTTTCTTGTCAAACACAGCAGCATAAACAGCATCGGTGTCCTTCTGAAACTGCAAACGCTCCTTCTTGAAGTAAGGAGGTAATACCTTCCATATGTCGTCTTGCCTGTGAGTGTCGCACATAATTCGATAAGCCTGATTACACTTGACAATAAGAGCAGGCAATTCGTTCTGGAGAATTCTTTTTAGTAGATCAGGCACTACATCTCTCTCTTGAAGACTGTAAGAGAATGTAATAATGGCCATGCGTCGTGCTATACTACCTTGTGCATCTACCCACGAGGGTGCTTCGTTGCCGCAAAGAATTCCTGGAGCATTCCATTCAATCTGCCTGGCGATTTGATTCTTTTGGGCGATCATCATATTCTCTCCGCTAACCATCGACTGGAATTCTGCTTGATCCAGGGCTATATTCTTCTTCAATTCCAGACACATCCATATAAACTTATCAAGTAACGCTTGCAACCCAAATTTTTTTTCGCTGTTATTCGAAAGGATTCCTACATCTGAAGCCTCGTAAAAGTTCTTGATAACTGTCGCCGCGGTGGATTTGCCGCTACCTCCGCGACCCTTGAGGAAAGGGATGATCTGCCAGTCTTCTTGGGTTTTCAGTGAGTGCAACATGCGTCCCATAAAAATATAAACCCATTTTTGCGCATCGAGAGGAAACGCCGATGCTCGGCCGTTGCTTCTATAAATGTCTTCCTGGATGTCGCTGGGGTCCATTTCAGGAGCGACTACACTCACATCTACTCTCATCTGACTGCGCGTAGCCATTCCCTGGCTATGCATCTGCTGGTGCAAGCCTTGCAACGCTCGCTCCTCGATGTTCCTGACTTTTGTACTCCAGAACGTCAAGACTTCTTCCAGATCTGCTTCTACGCTCTTATCTGGTGCACGTTCCAACTTATAAAGGAGACGAGACATCTCGCTATCTAGAGAATCTAATTCGCGTCGTATGATCGTAGACGCCCAATCACCCAGAGATGCCTTCGTGCCACCATCGACCACGACTCCCCTCGAAGTGCCTTTTCGTAGCGGCCTGCCCCACTCTTGATAGTCAAGAATAGACCTAACAGGATACTTATATAGTGCTACTATTAACCAACGCTATTAATGTTAAAAAGAGTTAGATGGGTACTGAAAAAGAGGCGTCTCGATATCCCACCATGTAGAAGCTCTACAAGACATATCTTCGAAAATTTCTTCTGGCATGGGCGCGTCAAAGAATTTGGCAGCAGCCAGATGGGATATGCGAGAAGTAGATACTGATCCGTAGGGGTGAAATTCTCCAAGCCCCGCGCCTTCAGTGTCATAAATGCCATTCTTAAAGGACAAGAGATTGCGAACGGGTTTCACGAAAGGAAAATCTGACTCGTCGCATAATTCCAAGAATTCAGCAAGCTTTCGTGGCGGGAGACATCTGACCAGGGCACTGTGCATATCGGGGTACAGGTCTTTGCGGCAGAAATACAATACAAAACTCTCTAGCGAGTGTTGGTCTTCCGAACGATTACTTCCAAAATGGGCGGGAACCCAAGCACAGGTTGCGTATCGCGCGCCTTGCCAACATACGTGCTTTTGCTCATACACTACGTTGGCTCTTTTGCGGAACTTGTTCGTTCTGGCCTGTTCTAGAAGGTGCGCCACTAGCACCTCCATATCTCGCTTTTTCTTGTCCGCGTCAGCAGAAGACAGTGGAGGAGGGTGCGATAGCATAGCTCGCATTTCGAATGCTCTTTCGTAGGAAAGAGACATTTCGGCTGGAACTGATGCGTCATACCAGTTACCTTGCGGCGATGCGTGCAAATATAGCACGTCTTGAAGTCGCTCCCACAGCAGATATGATTTGTATATTACTTCGTGGGAGTAGGCAACTTGCCGCCTGGCCGTTGTAGAGCAGGCATCTGCAGAGGTCGACATGGATGTCGACTCGATCTCATTCCACAAGATGAAATGATTTTCTACTAAGTCTGAGAATTCACTCGATATCCTTTTTTCAATGATACGGTGGGCGTTCGCAGGCACATTGAAAAGACAGAAGATCCAACGAATTGTTTGGATCGCTCGTTCTTCCAGGCTACATTCCGCATGTCTCTGGACTGGTATTAATGAACGACGGTCACTATCACTGGACACATACCAAAGCTCTGAGATGCCTCCACCCAGGGTAGTGGCCATTGCGGCGATGCGACTACATATAGCTTCATCTTGTGGTGTTCTGGAGGTTCCAGGAGCTTCTTCCATCTCAGAGCACGTGGTAGATGGTCACAAAAACGCGAGCCCGCCCCCCCTCTATGAGAGTCCGAAAATACGCAGGAAGTGTTTGCATGCATGATTAATAAGGAGTACGACACTCGCTATCTATAACTCTGATGTTATCACATAGGGGTAGTAACAATATCGGGGTTATGCATGGTGAGCTTTGTAGCTATGCACTTCTCCTAACCTGTATGCGTTCATACCTACTTGAAGATACTGGAGACCGAACGGACGCACTGTCTCCAGTATCTTCAAGTAGGTAGATACATTTATCATTGGGGATGATGACTCGAGGGGCACATGGTGGACATCAGTAAGTGATCGCCGAGCAAGGGTTATAGTGCCATTAACACTACTGTACGACGATAATCTCTGTATTTAACTCATTTCTATGTGTGTAATTATTGGTGATACAATTAATGAGGCAGATTGCCAACCATAAAAAAACTTATGTCAGAAGCTAGCCGTCGAGCATTTGTCGCGCTCTCTCCTTTATCATCCCATCCCATGCATCGGGACGTCCTATCTGAGTTTACGCACTTGCGTGATGTGGCAATGCAAGTCGCCGAGTTAATCGCAGACGTAAGAGTGCATATGGACACTCCAAAAAGTGCAGACGCAACCTTGGAGCTAGAAGCTCGTTTCGGGAACATAACGGATACGCAGTTTCATCCCAATGTAGGTAAAGAGACGTTCTGCGGCATCTTGCAACTTCTCGAGAGTTTTCCGCGGTGGTCTCGAGTTACTCCATGGCAGGAGACCCAAGATGTGTTTTATACGGCAGAACTCCCCAATGAGTATGGAGGAGAACCCGGAAAGACATACCTCATTCGCACATCTGTTGGGGTTGATGCGAGCAATCAAGACATTCAGATTGTACACAATTACAAACAACGCCTACGCAATGTCGACATGGAACTGTGCCACATGGATGGAGAAAGCTGCTGTATGAATGTAACCAGGGACAGAGTATCCGATGGCTTCGACGTAAGAGTCTCTGCTAGTTTAGAACAAAAACTCCCTCATCATATACTTCCAATTGCAGTATCGCCGGAGATGGTACGCATCAAACAAAGAAAGCGGTTTTTCCTCCATTCGTTAGGGGTGGAAGGAGATACATTCAGCTTCGACGTGTCTCTGGTTTATACAGGCAAAACCAAGAGCGAGGCTGAACAAAAACAGAGCCAACAAGTTGCTCCTTCCTTTGAAATAGAAGTGGAATGCTTGAAACCCAATGAGTATTTGAGGACGACCGGCGGAGAGGACATCATGTTGGCTTTGAGTTTGATACTGAAGTGTTACGATTTTTCGGCCGCCATGCATACCTCCACGAATGTAACGTATAAGCCCACATTTCGCAGGCAAGCTGGGCGCGATAGTAAACACAAATTTCCAATACTAAAATGAAAAAAATGCTCTCTATGAGACACTTTCACATTTTCTCTCCATTTTAGAGATCGATGACAATGTTGATAAGGTGTGCGCATATGTTAGATCATGACATGTAGTCGTGTGATTCCTGCAATTTACCAATTCTACGCGAGCGCCCCCCATACCGCCCAGACATCAATGGCGGAGCTCCAGAACTTGAGTCTGCTGGAGGACTGGTCGCTATCCGCAGTCGCGAACGACTGCGACGTTCGTTTGGGTTTGGTGTCTGTACTCTGTATAAGCGGAGATCTCATTTACATTTACGGCAACCATCCCATGTCCCCAGGTGCTACAGCGGCGCAGCTTCTCCCCCAGCCACTTGCTGAGTTGCTCATATTTGAGCCAGTAGTGCCTCTTAGGTATACACCGCATGGATTTCAAACGTTGCTGCCATCGGAATGGGATGCTATGTCAGCACAGAATGACTCATATGTGGGGCTGAGCACTTGGTCCAGCGCTCATGAATCTGTGGCATCAGACAACAGCATACTCAATGACGATGAGCCGGATGAGTCCTCGTCCTCCACCGAGGATGCAATACACGAGATGGGCATGAGTTCCAACGACGAAGACGGAGCAAATGACGGGAGTTTGTCTGAGGGGAGTCGGAAAACTGGCAAAGGCGACTAGCAGTCTTCCTTCAATTGAGCTGATGTACACATGCCGCTAGCATCTTCCGTCCTCGCAGGAGACCCACTCTTGCGACACATTACTACTCTGAAGAGACCAAGAGTCAGCCAGTCCGTATGGCTGACGTTGACCCCCTGCAGGATTCCCTCTATCACGCCCAACTCTTCCTTGTAATTTAAGAAATAATCTTGAGCAGGTAGAGAGAATGCGTCGTGCATAAGTGCACCAGTGAAGCCAATGTTAAGCAAGTAGTCCTGTAATAAAGAAGGAAACAAGACATATTCAGAGCAGTCTTCACCACCAAGCGAAAAGCGGTATGCCATTCCTAGCGCAGATGCCGCAGGCTCGTATGACACGCCTCCACATTTTATCAAGTTAAAATGTCCAAACTTATTACTGTCGCCAGCACCTTGCAATAACGACCAAATACGATCGCCATCAGGTATCAAGCAGACAAAAATGCCCCCTGGAGGCAAGACGCGATGGCATTCTTGCAGCACATGCAAGAGAACGGCGGAACGTATTGCTGCAAACTGCAGGAAAAAATTCGAGCAAACAACGTCAACTCCTTCGTCTTGGCTGGGTATCACGAAGTCGGTGTTGCAGATGTCCGACACATAGAAGAACGCTTCCATTATTCCTCGGCCATTTGCCACTAGATTTTTGTATCTAGCACGAGCTTCAGTTATGCATTGTTCACTCCCGTCGACTCCTATGAACTGCTTGGGACGGTGAGGCATCCATTTCCCTAAGTCGCCCCCCTTGCCGCACCCCACGTCACAAATACACATGCGACCCTTCCTGTGTTCCCGTAATGCTTTGACCGCGCCCGCGATAGACAGTGCCTTCAGTCCATTACACAGAGCTCGGAAAGATGTTACCTTGTCGATGCGAGAGTTTGAGAAGAAATGCAGGACTTCTGCAGTAGACATTACCGTGGGCGGTACTTCTGTCGATGCCCGCTCATCCATCGCAGCGAGTGCAAGAAAAGGGTCAAGTTTTTCAGAAACCGAGCTAAACTCTACCCAGCGCTTTCAGTCCGACAACAAAATTATGCTCATTTCTTAAACACACATCTCTGAGAGATGAAGAGTACAGCCGTAAACTACCAGTATTCAGTCTCTCTGTTCACGACTAACAGGCTGCCCGAAAAGGGACAAGCCACAATAGGGCCGTTACAGCCCCCGAGAACATGACAACAGCGCTGCCTCCACGCGAGATCCAGCTAAAAAGCCTACCCTCAGGTGTGCAAGTGTCGAAACATAAGTCCCCCCCGTCAATGAAATAATGAGAAACAAGTAGGTCGCAAACGCTCACTGGGTAAGTGCTGGTAGATGGCAATCATGTTTCGTGCCGCATTGATATCGCGTTGCCATTGCGGAGGATGTCGATCTGCGCTGTAACAATTCCGACACACCATTACACCACGTACCTTCTTACCGTCAATCTGCTTCCCTTCCATCCTCAAAAAGCATCTGGAGCATACGTGAGAGGTGAAGGCTTCGTGTACCAGTGTAACTCTTGCCCCATGCACGGTTGAAAGCCGCTGGCGTAGTCGAGCCTGAAGAGCTAGAGAGTGGCCAAGCCCTGTTGAACAGCGGCTGCCGTCTCCAAACGCTACAAAAACTCTTCCCTAACAACCAGCTAAGGAAGATGCAGGGCTATCCAAACTAATCTCAAGCGCGCCACCTGAATCTTCATTGTTAGATCAAATGAAGATTCAGGCGGCGACTAAACTTCAGTTCTTCAGGGACTTCACAAACGCGGATTTTGAAAAGGATCTACAATCAACAAAGACCATACTAGCAGACCTTAAAGCTCAATCAGAGAAAAGCGCAGAGGACTATGAAGGAATGAAAGTATTACAGAGACTCATTGCATTTGCTATGATAACGCCAACAATACATAAGATTGAGGTGACGATTGCGGCTGTGGTAGGGGCGAAGACAGTCGTGGATGGAGTCCAGGCAGTGCTAAGCAGAATAGAAAAAGAGACCAACAAAAAAACTAACATAGTACAGATCGCGAATGAGTATACCAAACTTGTAGCGTCGAGCCTTTTAGCATTCCCCCTACCCCTATATCTGGTACATCGAAGTGGAAGAGCAGTAGCGAAAAGAGTCCTTCAAAACACGGTATTTATTGGATTGCCTTCTCTAATAGTGCATATTGTTTTAGGCAGTAAATCGTTGATTTGGTTACTGCGAAAGTTACAGAAGGAAGTGTTTAGTGCTGACAAGTTTTTACATGCAAAGAGGCTATTCCAGAAAAGCGTTTCGTATGTTCCAGAACTTGAACTAGCTGCCGGGAGAAACATATTGAATTTACAGGCGGAGATAGATGATCTAACGCCGAATGAGCATTGGAGGAATCGCCTTCTCCATCAGCATAAAGTGTTCGCGCAAGGTAAAGCGCCGCAACATGCAGCAGAGTCACATTGGGGCCGCGCTTGAGATGCTGCGACACTCAATGCAGTATTCTCAGCTGCTCCCTTGTCATAAATACACACTGCTGCCAAACAGTTTCCTTTCGTTTGCAGGGCGCACCCTACTTCCCCAGCCTGCGGATTTAAGAGTGTAACACGATGAGCTACTTGACAAGCTGTGTGTCCCTGCTCCGCGGACCAGCTGTTGATTATGTCAGGCCATGTGCAAGTTTGAGAGCAGTTTTTTAGAGCAAAGGTGTTAACTCCTGGGTTTTCAGCTGTAGGCACTACACAGCCATTATGAAATATGTCATTCACCTTAGACTTCGCCAGTAATTCCTGATTTTTGCTCCAGCTTAACGCCCTAAAGCTCCCACGGGCTTAGTTAGTCACTGGACTCTTGCCGCATACACGGTTGAAAGTCGCTGGCGTAGTCGAGCCTGAGGAGGTGGAGAGTGGTCAAAGCCTCCTGCAAACGCTACAAAAACTGTCCCCTGGTCAACCGGCGCTCCACCCAATTTCATCGAGCGTTGACACAATAAGTCCAGCGAACGTTCTCGCCTCATGTAATTCCCAAAACGCAGTCTGCCGATGCATGGTTTCCTCAGAGCGCTGCGCCTGGCGTCCATGAGTGGCAGCGCATGTGTCGCAGCCATCCAATTCGTTCCTCGTAGGCGTACGCTCAGCCTGTCGGAGCAGATTAGACCATTGGCAACCAGTTCCGCAAACGTAAAATATACGATCGAGAATGTATGCAACAATAAGTTTGCGTCGTCTCCCATGTGTGTTTTGTACTTTCGATTTCTTCTATTCTGCATTTCTCAGATTTAAACTCGGACAGTCTCTAAGAGCTCATCCCAAAATAATTTGGACTTTGCATTCCATATGTACCTGAACTTGGCCATTGCTTAGGACCAGTTGCAAGAGACATAGGACTGGAGGGCTCGGATGGCCAAGGAGAAGAAGCAGATGAGACAGGAGACATAGATCCAGGGGATATGTCCCCCGCGCCTATGCCGGGCCCCCGCACCTGCATACCTGACATTGGGCCTGGAGACATTGCGCCGGCACCCATGCCTGGTCCCGGCATACCTGACATTGGGCCTGGAGACATTGCACCGGCACCCATATCTGGTCCCGGCATACCTGACATTGGGCCTGGAGACATTGCACCGGCACCCATGTCTGGACCCGGCATACCTGACATTGGGCCTGGAGACATTGCACCGGCACCCATGTCTGGACCCGGCATACCTGACATTGGGCCTGGAGACATTGCACCGGCACCCATGTCTAGTCCTGGTCCTACTGTCTCAGTGGTCGCTGTCATGGACCGAGGATCCTCATTTGGGAGGCTTTGGTAGCCCTCTGCCCCATTGGACAGACTATAACCTGGAACCGAAGTCGCCAATGTGCCGGGGGGCGTGGAGTATTGGCTGGGCGTCAAGTTTGTTCTGGTAGGGCCCAAAACACTAGGGGAGCCTACGGGAGAGGAACTCGTAGCGTATATGTTTTGTGTAGAGCCTGACAAATACGGATCTGCAGATGCGGGCATAGAAGATATACCTTCCACCGGCCAATTTGACGGTGTACCGCCTGTGAATGCTGCACGAGCCCACTCATTGGGGATAGATGTCGGCGGGGCTTGTTCGTATGGCGAGGAGAGAATACCGCTCATTGATTTATTGTAATAAGTAAAAACTCTGCTGGGGCATCGTTTCAAACCCAGCGTTTTGTTGCCCATATCGCACAATACACAATACAATCAATCCAGCATGACAAAACATCGCCGACGTTGGTCTTATGCGAATGCAACCCAGCAGACAAATTCTTCATGCTTGCCCCGCACCCACAGGATATTGTTAAGCGGCGCAGATTCGTATCTGGCTCCTTTTCTCCCCTCTCGTATTCCTATGCGCATCGTTTGCTTGATCGAAACCTTTTGTGATTCTGAGTGGCCTTCTGAAATACCCAATCTACAGCCATTCGTTCCAGTGGAGGAGGTGTGCATGCGAGCAAGCAAAGGCAAATGGAGGCGCCTTTACAGCATAGACGAAGACTGGGAACTACCATCTGGAGATACACACGTGCACATTCAAATGCGTCGACGCGGAGAGGGGCGCTTAGACCCAGGATACAAAACTTTAGAGTCTACTGAGATGCTAGATGCTTTTCAGCAAATAACTGCGCATGAGGATATGCACAAATAATTTGGTCCTGGAGGTAGGGTGGTAACGTTTTCACAACAGCCAGGAAAGCGCACGTATCGCGACCATCCAGTAAAAACCTACCGTATCGAGTTGTTATCATATCCATTGCGTCCAACGGAGCTTCGGTAAGAAAGGAGGCAATACATTGTTGTATGTCATCTGGTGGGATGCTCCCGAGGACATCTGCATATATAGATGGATGCAGGTAAGCAGGTCGATTTTGGACCCAACGCATCAACAAAGGCTCTGCTGCTACACTCGTTGTCATTATGCAAGCGATCTTGCATAGTCTTCGCTCATACAGCAACGAAGAGTGCGTAAAACGCTGTAGCACATCCAGCTGATAAAATAAAGAATGGAAAGCTGGAGGGCTGCGGCAAGCTGCATGAGCTAAATCTCTATGTTTGACAAATAGGCACCTCAAAAGGATGAAAAATCTGATGGCTTGTACAACTTCTGGTTTGAATACGACGGGCATACGCAATTGTCGTCGCAGCACTCTGTGACGCACTTGAGTGCTAGACACGCCCTGCCAGAATCTCATTTTTTTCGCTAATTGTCTGTTGATTCTCTGCATTGTATATTGTTCCGTCAGAGTATTGTTCATAACTACTTTCAATGCACATCCCGCAGCGCTAGAACCAAAATTCAAGTGAATCCAAGTTTTTGTATTAATGGGCACATCCAGCAGTACGCATTCATAGCCTAGCGCTTCTATGTCCTTCAATCTTCGAAGAGTCTGACTGAATGTGAGCAATATAAGACTGCCTCGTGATGCAGCACGAGCTGATTTGACCATCATGACTTGCTTCATATCGCACATCACTTCATTGTAGTCATATTTCAACCGCACCTCAGTAGCCAGGAAAGGCAAAAAAGCGGCCGGAACTCCGCTCACCAAAGCGAGCTTTTTGCCCTCTTTGACCTCTGTGATGATAGTTGGGAGTACGGAATATAGTCTGTCCACCGAATCCGAGTATTTGTGAAACGTCGGCACAACCTGTTCAGCCGTTTTTGTAGAGGGATTTTTTTGATGGAGACGGGACTGAGGCGGTACGCTTACAAAAGTTGCGGGCATACGAATGAATCCGGTATAATGGAAAAGTGAGACTTCGGAGCACAAAGTTGCCATCATTTCCTCACAACTCTTTGCGCCGCTAAGATGAAACTTGGGGCATGCTGTTATTAATTTGAACAAAGCGGGCTCCGGCTGCAGGCAACATGAGACTACAGTAGATCTTGTGGAGCGCATCAACTTGGACAATAGTTCGCAGTGACGACGTGCGGGGGTACGACTGTAAGCATCTAGAATGAGTACGTGAGACAAATGCGATGCGGAGGTGACACATGTACTGGATAATTTGGAAACGGTTATGACTTGCGTGCGACTGTCTGTAAGCAACTTGCGAAGAATGCCTTCGCGGTAGCGAGACGATGTAACAAACACAACTGGAATGTTTATCTCCTTGATGGCCAGTGCTAGGGAAGACAAGTGTGCGAGAGTCTCTAAGTGAGGATCACTGCTGAGCACGTACAGGGGTTTGCGTAAGACAAATAAACATTCCATTGCCTGCTGCAGCATTGCTTTAGCAGGAGCACGATACACAAAAAGACCGCAAAATGCCGCATGCCCCGCCAGATACGCGACTAAGACTACCCCCGAAAGCTTCAATCTGAAACAAGCCCATGCATCCCGCCACGCCGAAGCTCATGAACTCCCTTGTGCGTACAGTTCTTTAACAGGCTGTCTGAAAAGGGACAACCCGCAACAGGGCCGCTACAGCCCCGAGCGCATGAAAACAGCGCTGCCATGCGAGAGCCAGCTATTAAAAAAAGTAGCCGGAAAATAGCCAAATCCTGTTGAACAGCGGGTGTCGTCTCCAAACTCTACAAAAACTCTTCCCTGGCCAAGGGGCTCTCCACCCAATTTCATCAAGCGTTGACACAATAAGTCCAGCGATCGTTCTCGCCTCATGTAATTACCAAATCGCAGTCCGCGGATGCATGGTTTCCTCAAAGCGAGGCATCTGGCGTCCAGTAGTGGCAGCGCATGGGATAGGTACCGCAACCATCGCAGATTATCCAGTTCTTTCCTCGTAGGCGTAGGCTCTGCTAGTCGAAGCAGGTTAGAAGTTGCATAGCCCGGTAGCTGGCAGGAGCTTTCCCGAAGCGCTCGGCGCGTGCACTGAGCTTTCCGGGCACGCTGACTTTCATGCGCATGCTGTTTCGTGGACATTCTGCGGACGCTCTCCGACCCGGAGTCGTAGGCGACGATCATGTCTCGGCGCCCTGTGTCTATGCCAATGAGCTTGTCCACTGAGTCCAACTCTATAGAAGGATTTCTTGCATCGAGATCCCGTCCTTCTTCTTTCAGAATGGAGGAGCCTTTGCAAGAACTGGAATTCTGCGAGTTGGGAGCAGTGAAAGGAATCGAACAACTTACGCCGTCTGTGGAGACGTAATTGGCGAACGCATACCGCGACCTCTTGGTACGGGAAAGGCCCGGAAACGCCCACTCGAATCCCGCTTTACCACCTCTCCGACACGCTATGAAACGCGTCAACACATGATGCCACCATTTCTGCTCAAAGATAACGCTCACGTCGAGATTTCTACGTAGTAAATCCAGAGCGCAGTGGTTCCCAAAATGGGGAGCCCTGACAACTATGGTCTGCAGCTCAAGCGGTAAAAGCTGCAGTCCGTTCCGAGGAGCACCCCGCGGCAGTAGCTTTCCCAGGCAACGTTTCACAGTAGAATGTTCCGGCGCCTGCTTCGCCATCCGATGGAGCGAAACACGGGGCCATCGCAATGTGAGCGATCGCGATACTAGACAAGGGAGACAGCAATTTCTTGTCTGAAATATTTTTGGTATATCTATCTGTCGCGCAAGATGACCAGCATAGCCATGAAATGAAACGATTTGAAATTCCTAATCGACATTTCATACCTTACGCGGATTCTCAGAAATTGATCTAAAATACCAAACGTTTGTTCGATCACGCAACGGCCCTTGTATGTATCTTTCGTACCCCTCTTGGATATACGTGGAAGGAGGTTTCGTACTTCGCATGTAGTTCTGCAAGTTGCTGAATCATACCCCTTGTCTGCTAGTAGTGTATCATACGCTTGTAGTTGGTCGGTCTTTCCAGTGTGTGTATCTAGAAGGTGTTTCGAGGTGAGAGCATCGCTTTTATTTGCTTTGTGGAAAACTGAACATAAAGGAGTTCCACGTCGATCTGTCAAGAGGGATAATTTGGTGGCTTGTTGTCCTCCATCTGTAGGGTTGCGACCCGTTACATCTCTGCCAAAGACATTCTTGACAAAGCTCGTGTATACGACAACAAAGCCCCCGACGGGTTGTCTCGCTGTCAACCCTGCGTACAAAACATTTTCAAATGGACGCGATAGTTCAGCTCACTCCGGATGAGCCGTTCCCCTTCTCTCTATCAGCATAAAGTGTTCGCGCAAGGTAAAGCGCCGCAACATGCAGCATGGTCACATTGGGGCCGCGCTTGAGATGCTGCGACACTCAATGCGGTATTCTCAGCCGCTCCCTTGTCATAAATACACACTGCTGCCAAACAGTTTCCTTTCGTTTGCAGGGCGCACCCTACTTCCCCAGCCTGCGGATTTAAGAGTGTAACACGATGAGCTACTTGACAAGCTGCGTGTCCCTGCTCCGCGGACCAGCTGTTGATTATGTCAGGCCATGTGCAAGTTTGAGAGCAGTTTTTTAGAGCAAAGGTGTTAACTCCTGGGTTTTCAGCTGTAGGCACTACACAGCCATTATGAAATATGTCATTCACCTTAGACTTCGCCAGTAATTCCTGAGTTTTGCTCCAGCTTAACGCCCTAAAGCTCCCACGGGCTTGGTTAGTCATTTGCACATATGCGGGTGTATCTGTTTGGTGTGGAGTAGGAGCACTCTGCGTGGCCTTGTCTTTCATAGGTCTTTGAGGGTCATCGGACGGAAAGATGGGAACGTTCACGCCAGAGTCGTCGCTACTGGCGCTAACCGATGGCACTGGCACTGGCACTGGGAGTCTGCGCGGAAAAGCGTCAGTATCATCAATACCCTCAACAGCACCGCCTCCGTAGTCCGGCTTATAATTTGAATCGCAACATGTCGACGTATCTTTGGGAAGCATCTCGCAACATTTTAGGCGGTCCGTAGCAGCGATACCGCTACTTTCTGGAATGAAAATATCAGCTGCGCGTCTCGGGGCTCCGCGACTCCATTCACAGCAATCAGAACTCAGAGTAGCGCCTAAAATATCGCCAAGGGTGGCCATGAAACTTTTACATATTGGCGTTAGCAAATAGATCGCGGAAAGTCAACGCTGTTTTGTCTCGGCGGAATAGCTCAAGAAATCATATATATATATATCCTCGTCAATTTCCGTCCGAAGGGCTATGACTACACACGAGCTGCTATTGCGGTGTTGCGTGGCATTTGGCCGTAGCAGCTTCCGCATTGTAATCATTGGAATGAGAAATAAACAATATGCAAGATATAGTCACAATCCCCAAGCACTCCTATAAGCAGACTTCAAATACTCCCGCCGGTGCACGTGACGTTCGGGACACACTTGTGCTCAAACGAAGTAGTCTGTCGTCCTTTTATGGAGATTCCGTTACGCCTGCCCGGCCATCAACCCCTGCAATAGTAGCACAGTTTGGAGCACGATGCGAGGTTTCCGGGTCCATAACCATGCTCAAGCCCAAGCAGGAACCGCTTCTGACTCCGGCCGTCAGGAGTACTCTGGCTTACTATTGCAAAGCAGCAAAGCGGGCGCAAACGCGAGATATGTCTCACTTGCAGGCAACGCCGATATACTGGAAAGGAAGCGATGCCACCGGTGTAGTCTCATACTTGGGGCTGAAGCGAGGTCTAAAAGTGTACAATCTCATTGGGAATACAACGCCACCGGAAACAGAAATTCCCCACAACTTTAAGAAGGCTGCCGCCTTTGGCACGCCGATTGGGAAGGCCTCTTGGGCTGTCTTTTTAGATTATAGGCAAAACCATCCCTCTACGTTTCGTTTTGGACAAATTCTGCAGCACGCACCAAGTCCTGGTATTAGGGTAATTCTTGTAAACTCTAGAGAATACGAAGCATTTACACAGCTTATAGCTCCTGTACAGTTTTCCTTTGCCATTGGTCCAACTCTGCAGCACACCCCTGCGAATGGTGAACTGGCACTTGCAAATATTGCAAAACTGCTCGCTGAATGTGCACAGGATCAGTATATACGGTCACGCTTGCTTACTGCAAAAGATTCTCTCCATGCTGCAATGAGACTGGACAGCAAAGGGAAAGTAGCACCTCGTGCTCGTGCGCAACTTGAGGCCGCAGCAGAGAAACTGGAATACGCGGCTGTGCATCTGCACGAGACCGGAAACAAATGTCCCACGACTACAAGCTCTGGTATCTACGAGAAACGCATGAAGGAAACAATCGCACTTATGGACATTCTAGTCTGCAGAATTAGAATTGCAGATTCTGAAAATAAACCGGACCTCGTGTACAGTACATCCGATGAGGACTTCATACGCGAACTTGCTGACATATTACGCGAGGGGAAGTCGGACGATCACGACGCACGCAAGTGTATGTCCACCCTGACCAAACATCGACCAAGACTAGTGCAGGCAGCCCAACTAGCTGGGATGAGCTCGCATCCTGCCAGCATTCTAGATGAGAGTTTTGCTGCAATCCAAGCTAACTGCGAACCTACAGGACACGACCCAAGCGATAGAAAAAGTGCGCAGGCTCACTTGATAAGACTCTCCAAAGACAAGAATGAAAATGTAAAACTGTGGAGAACCGCGCTGACCCTGAATTCTGATAGACTTTCTCATCGGTGCAAAGACGCCACCCAGCATCTTATGTCTTCGTTAAATGACAGTCGGTGCAGAAAGCTGTATGTAGACATTATAGAAGAGCACAACCCGGGACATGTGGTCTCGAGCGCCACAGAGACACGAAGTCTGGCAAATGAAGTGCTGGTACAGCTCGAATCCGATGGATCTACACATAAAGCCCTCGAAAATAGCGAAGTTTCCGAATGCCTTCTAAGGGATGAAGGCGCAATTAGTCAACAACTCGAAGCAAAACCCAGAGCCGCCAGCCCTTCTACGAATGACGCTGAAACTTTAGCTGAAATTGATAAAGACGAAGCCATACAGCTGAAAGAGATTGTCAAAGCCCAAGGAAAGCTCCGGGTAGTATGCGAACGAGCTAACACGCCCGAGCAGAGCAACAATCCCATATTGAGAGGATCTTCTAAGTCCAGTATGCTCGCCTCTCTTCTGGCTCATGAAGGGAGGATAGACATAGTCAAAGCAAGTGAAACAGCAAGCAAGGTTGAAAAAATATTAGATATCGCCGAGACAGGAGAAACAAAGGCAGAACGAGATGCGAGAGAGAAATGTAGGCACGCAATAATGGATTTCGATAAAGACGCCAGAAATCGTCAATGCACTATTAGAATAATGCGCAAGTTAGGGGTGGCCCCTTCGGGAGATCCACAAAGGTATCGGGAAAAGCTAGCAAAGCTGATGAAAGAGCAACTCGAAGAGACCCAGCACGAGGGTGAGGGACCAGAGAGAGAACTAGACGAGCTCTGTGCTCACAGCTTATCTCCCAAGGCAACTGCTGTAGAACATCGTGCGATTGCCGTGGGCAAGCGACAATGCGCACATGCAGCGTACAAGGAAATCGTCAAAACTGTGTGTTCCAAGATGTCTTCTCTTGGAATTCCAATCAACTTTCTGGATTTCTTGTCTATTTTGTGTCTGTCTGTCCTGCCTCCGTGGCCTTATAATATCGCCACGATGCAGAATGTCTGGCTCCCAGCGAGACAAGTTGCGATGAAGCACGAGAATGGAACACATGTAGTATGTGAAGATTCTAGCCGCATCATTGGCATTCACGCCCCTACTGCAGGCGGCAAAAATGAAGCGTTCGATGTACGGAATGCTGAGATGTTAAGTCTTCTTCGGAAACTCCAGAACGGGGCTTCATTGGCAGAATTGTCAAAATGTGCATGCACGAGTAAAGATGTCATGACTGCAGAGCAGCGTCATAAACTAGCTCAGTCTACGAGTTGGTATTGGAGATGCAGCGAAGCGCTCATAACCGGAGGTGCAGAGGATGCGCGCCTCATAACAAGTGCTAGGCAGACTTTAGTCGCCCAAGTTTTAAAGGAAACGTTGCAGGGTGTAAGTCTGACAGGAGTGGCGACATTACACACACCTCGCCTTGCAGGTCCTTCTATACTTGAAATTCTTTGGAAGACGTATCTCACCTTACTATTTGGAGGTGTATTGGATACATTTCGCTTGCGCATCGCGCAGCAACATGCGTCTCATACCCCCTGCTTCATGGCTATGATTGATTCCTTCTTCTTTGTGGTGTTGCTGGATCTGTATGATGTAAGCGAAGCTATCACTCCAGAAGCAGGCATTACGGATATGGTAGGCTTGGCTGCCCTTTCGAAGAAAAATGCTGCAATAGGAGCACTCGGACTAGCAGTGCTAGGAAAATTAGCAGGGACCGTCCTGGATGAGCAGGCGTTCGAAACAGTTACGGACAAAGTTGCAGAGGGTGCAACTCAAGCTGGCAATGCACTACTTCAGGCAACAATACACGAAGCCAAGAGATCGTCGGTACCAACTCTAGGCGAGGCGAGTAAAGGACCCCCAAAACAGCACGACTCTGCGGTAAAACGGGGATACAAAAAGCTCTTCACTGAGCTCTTTCCTTTCAAGAAAGGATCAGTAAATGACGTGCTCATCAAGCTTTGCTTGCGCGACTCCCATTCTCACGCAACTCCATACGTTACAAAAATGAATCCGCTCGAGCATGCGGAAACTCGCGAGGAAAAACTCAAAACTGTAATTGCCGCATCCGCATCCGCAGAGGTTATGCATGCTGTTATTGAAAGAGAAAATATCACGCCGCCGCTGTGTTTCCCCCTCCCTCCGCCGGGCGCTGGTAATCCCCCTAAGACTTGCCTAGATATCTGTTGATATGCTTCCGCTTTCATTCGTCAAATTCAGCATTAACGTATGAAATATGTCTGGCCTGTCCCATACTCGATGATTGATATTGTCATTGTCTACGACGAGTCCTGGCTTGGTTTCAGTGCATTCTGCGCACGGCACGTCCGCCGTGATGTACGACTCTCGGCTCTCCCCATCGGAATCACTGTCCAAGGCACTCGCCGGCGGTTCATCACTAGAGGATATTGAAGATAGTGTATCCAGAAGACGCAAGGCATCAGTGGCTTTCTTGCCGCCCAGATAAATGCCTGGGACGGCGGCAGCTTCAGAAGAAAAAGCATCCTCGTCGCCATCGTCATCACCGCCACCGCCATCATTGTCATCGTCATCACCGTCATCATCATCACCGTCATCGTCATCACCGTCATCGCCGTCATCGCCGTCATCGTCATCGTCATTGTCATCGTCATCGTCATCGTCATCGTCATCGTCATCGCCGTCATCGTTATCGCCGTCATCGTTATCATCGTCATCATCGTCATCATCGTCACTGGCGCTGTTCTCGTCATCGTCATCGCCGTCATCGTTATCGCCGTCATCGTTATCATCGTCATCATCGTCATCATCGTCACTGGCGCTGTTCTCGACGCCGGTATCGTTGTCATCCGAAATGCGACCAACTGCTACTTTTGGCGTTTGCTTGGAGTTGTCTGATCTGGCAACGTCTGTATTTTTGTCTGGTGTGGTGGACTTTTGTGAATCTGCAAGGTTGTGCAATTCATCCAAAGCCCTCCGCAAATCGTCAAACATATCCATTTGATCTTGGGGAGAATTGGTCCCTTCTTTCATTGGATGTTGATGTATAGTGTTTCGCATCTTACTGAGCGAGGAGATTACCTTGTCAAAGGCATCATTTTTATTTTCTGCCTCATTTTCCTCGGCATGACCACTGGTGCTTAGCGGTCCAAACTTACACTTGGACATTTGATATACTTGTATTTAATAATGTCAAGAATACTTGTGAAACCCGACGAAGGCACCTTGGAATAGGCAAGGGGATATAGAGAGATCGAGCTACAGTGTCTAACGGGTATTGCAAAACATGTGACTCCTTTTTGGTACTAGGGCATCACAATACTACAAAACACCGCGACAGTCCAGAACTCATTTCTGGAATGCAAAGATCAAAGGCTATCCAACACAGGTGGGCTCCTCTTTTGCGGAGCGTACGAGTGGCAAGACTCCTGTAGCCTGCGCAATGAAAAGCCGCAGCAACAACCGCTAGCCGCCATACTGACCAAGGTGCCCGGTAAGGTATAAACGTAGATACAACTCCTAGATGAGGACACAAGGCAATCTTCTCGTGTGGTTCAAAATTATTAGCAAACAATTCACTAATAAATGAGAAGATGCGCTTCAAGCGCCCACAACTTTGCATCTTCAGTAGCTGGGGACATATATGGACCCCTTCCGTCTGCAGAAAGACGCACAAGCTTACGATAAGACACGACGTGGACGTAATTGTGGGATGTGTCATCTCTCGGAGTACATCGATTGCTTGGGATTCTTCTGCCGGTCTGCTATATTCTGGTAAGGGCAGCATCGTGAAAGGGTTGCGAGCAATAGCCGTTTCGAGGTCCGCCTGGATCCATATCGCAGAAAGAGAACTCGTGCGAAATACCCAGCTCCCCTGAGCGTCTTCGAATTGGGTAAGCGAGGACTGAGGAATATCGTGGATGTCCTCTAGTGTTACTGGGTCGGTGGAATTGGTACCCTTTAAACGTATAGCGACATTGAAGATGTAGGATGATTCCAAAAATGAGGAACGCGTTGGCATTGCAAATAATCTAATACACTCGAACCTTATATGGGTGTAGCAACGACATAACACATGCGCCGTAAGACTTCTGTGTCACGACGTGTTTCTCGCTGATTTCTTGCAACTTCGCTCAGTGTCTTGCTGTAATTCTGTTTCTATGCACAACCACTCCTCAGAAATGCGTCCAACTTCTCCGTCGCTACAATTGTTCAAAAGTTCAGAGATACAGGCGTCGTCCAACCACTGCAGAGCAACTCCCACGAACCTTAAAGTCGCTTGTATAGCTGCATTTTGTTCAAGATCTGAGGCCGCATCGATTTCCTGTAAGCGTCGTTGCACTTCTGCGTCAACTATTCCAAGTGCATCATCCCCGCGTGGAAAGTAGCGCACTGCGCGATGGGGAGCAGTCAACACGCTTTTTAGCGACGAGCAAGCTGCTCGTTCATTTTGTAGGAACGCTTCGCTTGCCATCGCGGAAGAGGCTAACTCAGAGAATACAGAACACGAAATCCATATACTACAGCGAGCAGACAAGTCAAGTATAGTAAAAGCGAATCCCATGTTTTAAGATCTATGCGCAAGTGTTTCCTGATCGTCACACCTGCTCTATTACGATTTGTAGCTATAGTGTCACCAGAGTATGAAATAGGACACAGATAGTTTTCGAGCAGACTAATGGGACAGGCGCCAGCCGCCGTCCAACCAACAGGAATAGCTGCCAAGAATAAAATAGGCAACCACAATAGGGAGCTGGGGCACGCAAGCGCAGCTCCGATTAAAAATATCCAGAAGATAGCATGAAATCCTTCCAGGCATACCCGGGAATAATACCAAACTGTACTACTCATTTACAGGGCACTTGAAAAGTATGAATCTTCGCAAGTCTCGACGGCTTCGAGACCACGCCGAAGACATTTCTCGGATACGCGAAACAGGGCAAGAGGGAAACACATCTTGTACAACCCGGGGGTTTCTCTACGTGGATGCAGTCCTAATGCAACCGGACCAGGAATGGCATTGTGGAGTATACGCCAACGCGCAGGTGTACTGTGAAGCTTCGACACTGTATCCACTCAATACAATGTTTTTTGATTCAGATGTCCATCGTCCAAACCCTGGTGAATGTATAGCACCTTTACCCTAAAGCATGGGAAACGCGAATAGATCAAACAAACACCAGGTCCCACCTCGCGACATCAGCGAGGTGAATATCAACCAGCAAAACTTACCATTAAAATTAGAAGGACCCCAAGCGCAGTGGTTCGATGTAAAGCCATCCACTTTGCCAGGAGCAGGCAGGGGAGTGTTTACAAAGCGCAAGTTCAAAGCAGGAGAACTAGTCATGCAATCGCCCGTAATAGTATATCCCAAAAACGAAGTTAGCCCTGGCAGTACATTGAGTCACTACCAGGGATCCTATGGCAATGTAGCTTTTTTGTGTTGTGATTATCAAGGTCTAGTTAACACGGGTAACAAAGAAAAAGAAAACAATGTGCGAGCCAGGTGGCGGTTGCGTGAAGGGCTGTCTGAATATGTAGCAACTCGGTACATAGAAGAAGGCGAAGAATTGCTTCAGCACTATAGCAATCCGGATATCGTTTCTCTTGTGTGATTCATCAGCACAAACCGCAGTGAAGATAAAAAGAACAATGGCCTTCCCATTTCCTGACGATCGCATTGCTCTCTCGCGCTTGAACTGGTGCCGGAATGGCGCCGAGACTGATTACGATGGACTTTCGTGCGTACTCAGAGCTCGAATGTGTCAATCACACATCGATGCTTCCAATAACTCGGCATGGGCGATGCACAGTAGCCAAGCCTTTGGAGAGCTGCTGGCCGCAGCGAATGTAGCAGAATGGACAGCGTGTCCACAGGGGAATGTTTCTGGGATATGCGGTCTACTGCTAGGGGACAGGTATGCAGCGCCGCTCTGGCGCAAATTCGGTCATGACAGAGAACAGAAAGCATACCATAGCATCTCTACAGGCATGCCGGTAGAGATGCCTGCTCCTCAACGAGAGCCACTACCTGACTGTGCATACCCCAATGACGCATACTCGTGATTATAAAAACGACATAGCAAAAAGAGTTATAGAGCATGAGCGAAGCAATTCCGCAGGTACCGCTGCCTACTACCTTTGCTGAACGCCTGCATTCATTACTGGCATTCGACTGCACACGCATATCGCGCATCATTGAAACTGCGCAGTATGCATTAATATATGGACTACTTGCTCTTTTATCCGGCTTCGTGGTTGATTGGCTCTTCCGCCCCCTTTATCCATTGCCATCCAAGAAAAAAATTCATTGCGACAATGCTATATTCACGCGCGGGGAATGTCTGCGCGCCGTGGCCATACTTCTGCTGCAAGTCGTAGTGTCGGCCGTGCTCGTAATATACATTCGCAAAATTGGAGAACTGGTACCCTTTCTAATACAGCTGTGCCCAGACAAGTACGTGCCCCACTGGAAAGTTAAGGAAGTGGAGGGCGAGCTTGCCATTGCATTGATGTATGTAGGCATACAGACGAGTCTTATAGACACATTGAGCACACTCAGACAGAGTGTAGCCTACACCCGCTGTGATAGAGAGGAAGAGGCTTGAAACCTCACGTTACCTTTGGCGAGGTGGGTTGGTAGTGTGTCTTAAGTTCCAGACATCTGTTTTTGGGTGAACTAGGTGCATACTCAGCGATGTTTGTAGGTTTCGGTATAAAGCTGTGCTGTAGCACAGCAGGCATGCCAAGTCCACACCCCGCATCTGTGTAGGGCACTTCAATGCGAGAAAATTCCTCTTGGTAACTCAACATATCTATGTCCGCATCTATAGATGTAAAAATAACATCGTCGTCACTCGAAATGCACTGTTCTTCTTCTGCTATTGTCGCGATGGCGTGACAAATTCCCGTCCCTGTATTTGCAGCACGTTGCCCTACCATGATGGCGGGAGAGAATGCAGTAGTGAAGTCAGTATCACCATAGGCCGCGGCTTCCAGAAGCTGATCTGACACTTCTTCAAATGAAGCTCTAGACAGGGCACCGGAGTCGGCAGAACGATTTATTCCATGCCTCGAGATGGGCAGAAGAATCGATTGCGAAGTACAGAACGAACAGAGGAGCATGAGGTGACGCTCGTTCGTATAGCTACCGTCAAAGGTGAGCGTCTGTCTGATTTGCTCAAACAATACAGCCGCTGCTGCTTCCACGCCAAGTACAGCATATATATTATGCACATCGTTGCTGGAACACAAGTCAGAACGAAAGTACTCTAACCTCAGTACTGCAGCCAAGCAGCTGCCCTGGGTCTCTAGCATAGTCACGGTTTCTTGTTGGATATCTCCGGACGAATTTAACAAATCCATGGTTTCTGTAGTCACTGTAGCGCCTGTAATGTTCTTTATGCCCTGGAGTTGAGTGTCCCGGCACACGCGAAGGACAAGAGCTTTGATAGCGGCCTTCAGTGCTAAATCGTCCTCGGCATTGTTTCCCGGATCTGAAGCTGGGTCTGGAAGCAGCAATAATGGCCGCAAACGAAGAATGAAGACACTGTCGGATTCTTGAGACGTTGAAACATGTAGAGGATGAATGCGGGCAATATCGCACCCAATCTTTGCTGGAGTTAGCCCTTTCTGAATAATGCTGGCTGCCTTTAAGACTATACGGCCAACCCAAGGGCAAAAATTGACAGGTTCTTCCATAACTTGCCGTAGCCTGTTAGCAATCGCGGCATCAGTGGCAGACACTTCACTATGGAAAAAGTCAATCTCTTTTACAAACGATAAGTTCTCAACCGCATCTTCCAATGTCAGCTGAATTAGCCTGCACTGCAGATCCACCGCGCGATCCTCATACTCTTTGCGAAGTATGAGTTTCATACTGGGAGTCTTCATATTCTTGGTCAAGTCTATCAATTCCTTGATACGCGGCACACCCAAGGTCACATTTTTTGCCTTGACTCCGCAACTGTGGAACCTCAGTGGCAAGAGTGAATTATAGGTGTATATATAATTACCAAAAAACAACTGAAATGCCTAATGAAATGTTTGCAATAAAAGGACTAAGTTCCGCACGTGTTCAAGGTCAGCTGCGTCAAAGGTTCTGAAATACTCTGAGCCGACAGGGCACCAACCGCTTCTCCTGGTGCTACTAATGCATAATGAGTCCTCCTCGTTATCTCTGCGAGCATGTCATCGAAGACATGCGTGGGAAAGGTGCGTACTGCTTCGTAGCGTAAGTTCCACCGCAAAAGAACCGCATAACAGGCGCGGTAGCTCCATGGGGCTACGCAACACCCCTCGCACAACTTATTTACTCTGGCGAGACATTCTGCGGATGAAAGGCAATCGCTCTCTGCTAACTTGTACATCTTGGATCTGGCCTGGAACATCATGTAGATGTCTTCCACACTGCCTGGACAGTACACAAAAGTGTCTGACTCACTCAGCAAGAAGCGCCATTTCCGCTCCCTGAAACCGAGAAGCACGTCTTTGAACATCTGCCATTCCCCACCCGGTTCAAAATTGTTTTCTAGTTCCGAAAGAGAGGTGGTCAAGCAGGGAAGCGTTTGACGCAGGACGTAGGTAGCATCGAAGTCGTCAGCTCCGTACTGGAATTGAAGTATATTCTGATTTGCATTGCGAACAGTTCGGTCGTACGCCACCGTAAGTGTCTCCATGGCTTTCATCAAGCGACGTTGGAGGTAGCCCGTATTGGCTGTCTTCACAGCAGTATCGATGAGACCTTCACGACCTGCCATCGTATGGAAGAAAAATTCGGTGTGCGATAGTCCAGAGAAATACGAACTGGATACGAAACCGCATTTACCGAGGGTATCTCCTTGCCCAAATTGCTCTTGCGGGTCGCAAATCAATATACGTCGACCCTCTACAGAAGTCTGCCCGATGCAGCCAACTAACTGAGCCACATTGATCAAATTGCCCTTGGAAGCACACAGTACTGCTTGGTAGAGCGAATTTGTTTTTTCATTCAGAGACGCGTGGACCACTTTGCCCACATTGGTCAGCACTCTATTTGCAATTTCGGACAAAGTCTCTTCTATGCGCTGAGATGTTAATATGTTGGGATGCTTCGCGGACAGAGGCTGCGTTGTCTGCATAATCTTCGTCACCTTCTGCTGTGCTAAACGAACAGCCAGAGCTACTTCATCTCTAGTCGTGTCCAGCGGTTCACAGTCAGACAATTTGATAGAAAAACCTCGATGGAGTAGCCATCTATTTACCAGCCGCTGCGTATCTGAGAGGAAATTGGCAGTGCGAGTGGGACCAAAGGAGTGATACATAGAGTGGACGATCCCGCCCGAAGTTGCTCCCAGAGTGACTTTGCATAACATTCCTGAAACTAGAAAGCCGTGCTCTATGACGACGCCCGTGCGTTTGTTTCTGTAGTGTAATTCGGGCGGTAACAGCACGCTGAATATTTCTTTGCCAGTGTAATGGTCTTTGGATGGAAGATCTTGGCGTGTATGTCGAATAGACGCGATAAGCGCAAAAGCCAGGGATCGAGGAACTACCGTATCGTCTCTGGTCAGAAGCCACGAGCCTATAACAGAGTCCTGGACAAAACCTATGCAGGGTTTGTTGGCCTGTGGAGACACAATTTGTACCGGAACAGACATGAGCAACTGCGCTTCAACCTGGCTATCTTCATCTTGCAGCACATGAACGTTGAGCTCGTCCTATGTTTTTGTTTGTAGGAGGTACCGTTTATGTGTTTGCGTTTTCTAATGCGACTTACCGGACGTAGATATAGCCAACCTTCAACTACATATCCGTATTCTTATATATCTGTATGTTTATATATCTGTATGTTTATATATCTGTATGTTTATATATCTGTATGTTTATATATCTGTATGTTTATATATCTGTATGTTTATATATCTGTATGTTTATATATCTGTATGTTTATATATCTGTAATGAGTCCCCGTCGCAATCCGCGTTGAGAGGTAGTGTAACAGCCATATTGAGGCGGAATGTCTTGTGAGGCATAAGACGTACTCGGTAGGCCATCATGCTTCCTTTGTGCAATGAAGGTTGACGATTGAAAAGTACAACATCGTCATTTATTAGATATCGCTCCACCACGTCTCCCGTACGCAGCATCTTCGACTCTCGCTCCTTATCTGCAAATTCAAGCAGGGTTGTCGCACCACGCCGGATGACTGAATGGGCACCGGAAAGCGCATCAGGTCCTATGCGAATGCACGAGCGCAATCTGTCTACGTTCCAATCGGTGACACGCTCTGGTATTGTGAGTTTCGTGGCTACTTGGAAAGGGATGCCCACTTGATCAATATCCATTTGCGAGTCTGGACTAACCACTGATCTTGCCGAAAAGTTCACACGCTTTCCCATCAAACTCCCTCTGATTCTTCCCTCTTTGCCTTTCAAACGCGATGTTATGCTTTTAGTAGGAAGACCGCTGCGTTGCATTGATTGTCTTTGTCCTCGCAGGTCATTGTTCATAAAAGTGCTGACATGAAATGCAAGGTCAGACACCGCTTGTTGAGCGGACAAAGACAAGCCGAGGCGTGGAATCGACGCAGATTCTCGTTCGAGGACGTTTTTCACTTGCAAGTTTACCTTTACAATGTCGCTCAATTTCGAAGTCAAGTCGTCCTGGCCTCTAGCCCGACTTCCTTCAGAAATAGTGATAGAAGGTCGCACTATGGGCGGAGGAACAACCAGCAGGGTTAGAACAAAGTTTTCCGGTCGAGTAGAACGCGGATTGAGGGCGAGGAGAGTACAGGCTTCGTCTGACATGTGACGCAAAATCAGGCGAATTTCTGCAGATGTGAAGGGTCTTTGGCAATACATGGCTTCTTCTGGATCATCAAAGACTACTTTGCTCCAATCGCAGCGAATGCCCAAAGACATTCGGAAGTAAGTTGGTTGTTTGCCTCCGCACACCAAGCAGATCTTCTTAGTTTTCCCCAGGGTTGTAGCCATAGTGAGGCGAGCTTTGCGGTCCTTAATCTTGCGCAACACCTGTTTGTCCTTAGCCGTGAAGGTCACTTCGGAGCAAAAGAAACAGACGCACCTCAAGATCTTAAGGACCACATCAATGAAGCCGGGGTGAAGAACAGGAAAGTTGAGATTAATAGATCCGAAGTGCCCTGGACAGGTGATGACGGAGCGTTTGCACGAACCACACTTCACGCGCCGGTCGACCTGCTGAGATATGCGTGAAAAAAACAAGATTTACTCTCTTTCTCAACAAACTTAGTTATTATAAGACCGAGCCCATGCGAAAGTCTACGCTTGAGTTTGTTGCAGGGAGAGAGGCGCTGTACATGCTGGATTCAGTAACCGAACATACCGAGAAACGCTTGATTTCTTCAGGTGAAAAGATGCTGAACTCAACGGATTTGATGTATTCACGAGGGGGCAAAGTAGAGTCGGCCATTGCGCATGTAGGCTGCACAGTGCGTTGGGAGCTAGTATGGCTGCACGTGGATAAATCGCGAATGAACAACGTATGCGAAAGATGTGTTTGACAACGCAGTATGCAGTCATTCACCAACTCAAAAATGGCAATATGTGTTTTCTGACGATGAGGTAGTTAGGACAAATTAGAAGCGATCAGCCGGTCTATAGTGCATGTTGTGGTCGCATCAGGAAGAGTATTTACTGCAAATACATACTCTAAGAGTGCCGAAGATGCAAACATCGCCTCTGCTTTAGAAAATTTGCCCGTTCGACCACAGCGCCCCAGACATTGCACAATCTCTTCGGGTGATACGCAAGAATTATTGAACAACAGAATCACTCGATCACATGGCAGATTGACGCCGTAAACAGAAGAGCGACCGCCATTCAAGAACGAGAAGCTTTTGTTTTCTGCTAGGTTTTGAGACGCCAGGGCTAAGGCTTTATCGCCATGGGCACTGTGTAATGTACAGAAACCGCAAAGAAGGCCTACCACAAGCGTTTCGCAGGAGTGGTAAAGTACATCGTCGGGTACTAGGGGAATCTGTTGAGTCATTTTGGTTTCGCAGAGACGCATGTCGGCAAAATGCTTCATGTGTTCTTTTGTGTTCACACACAACCAAGGTGGCCACAACGGAGGCAAGGCAGCAGCTGTTTTGAACGATTCTAATTCTCTTTGGCGACTTAAGCGATCCTCTTTAGAGTTATTGTCAGTCTTCCCTTTGTCTTCATGCACGCGCCCGCTTTCTACGCGGGCGCGTGCTTGAGCGTGGTACTGGATGTGTTTGTCCAGCTTCTCTCCTAGTGATGAAAGGGGGGTCAAGGACACCTCTTGCACAGTATGCTCATCATCCGAAAGGATAAAAGAGACACCAGGCAATAAGTGGGCGTCTGTGGTGCATAGCCGAGAGGGAGAGGGAACAACATAAGACTGTGAAATGTCTCCCCAGAGCTCCAAAGAAGGCGTACAGACACCAAGTATGTCCAGGGCTACTTCTCGCAGGGCATCCGCTGAGCACGCTAGTGACACGGGCAGCTTCCGTACAAGTTCAATTGCCGCGTTCTCTGAACGCGGAATGTCGTGCACGAGCTGAAGCACTGCTCGTGGGGAATAAAGACGTTTGAGGTGTAAATGTTGCATCAATATGTCGCGCAATTCGGAACAATGTCCTCGAAATACACGGTGAGGCGCATACACATTTCCGTGAGCATCGACCACGGTACATGGAGAAGTTATCCGCTTGGATTCCACCGATTGGAGTCGCACGTTACTTCCAAATCTATTTTGGAGGTGAGAGATTGTAGCAGACAGCATCCGAAACTGTGGGCAAGTCGCGCTCATCAGTACAGTAACTGCTGCCGCATTTTGCAGGATACTCGCATGGTCTGCTGTAATTGTATCGCTAATCTTATCAGTGGGTTCGTCTAAAAGAAGCACATCACCAACGCTCTTGCTCTGATGTTCCCATCGCGAGTTTAGAAAATATATAGCAGACATAGGATCGCACACTAACACAACCGGTGTGTTATCGCACTGCTCCAGCAATTCCAAGCTGTATGCGATCTTGGCATTGGGGGCAACGGGAGGCGGTTTCTTGCGAGGGCGTCGTTGCGCATAACAGGAATGAGAAGGACTCGCTAAACAGTCCGAAAAAATCGCAAAAGGTATGGCTGCGGCTACACACATCTTGGCGACGTCGAATCGCACATTCTCAGAGTAACATTCGTACACCACGTACGGGACAGCCCGCCTTAGAGCTTGCTGGGCACTTTTACGTATCTCTCGACTATAAAACTCAATCATAGCTCCCAGGTAGGCGGCTGCAGAGGATTTGCCCGTGGAGGGTGGTGTACAAAAACGCAGTAGAAGAGTGGGTAGTTCTTGCTGCGATTCGTGTCTTAAGAGACTCATACGTTCTTCCATACAGGCTAGGACACTTTCCGCCACTGCTCGCTGTTCCTCGTACAACGTCAAAGGAACACGAGAGCTGGAAAAGCTAGGTGCATGAAGCAGGTTTTCATTCCGACCAACCACTTCAAGCGCGTCGACAAAGCTAAGGTCTTCCGTACAGTTGGCTATGTCTGATTGAATATCTTGCAATACGAGAGGTTCGTGGGACAATAACTTCATTAGTTGCTGCGCTGAGACGATTTTGTCTATGTGCTCGGATGTGTTTCCTTTTCCTTTCCTGTTTTTGTTAAGCCACAGCCTGAAAGCAACAACATAGGCATCCGGCCTGGCGTCTACACAGTCCCATCGTGGACAGGAACCTGGGGGGGTGCTTTTAATTTTTTCAACGTCCAGTGCGCGCGCTCGTTTGTCCATTGCTTCCTTTACGCATGGCTTTTTGGCGTTGATCTTCTTCTTCGTACCTCCACGTTTGAGTGCGTCTCCTGTCAGTTTACTAGGTATAGTTTCCGCCTTGACGTCTAGCTTCCAATCTCCACATAGAGCAACATAATTTGTTGTGTTAATGTGGAGCTTGTGCGCTGTGCATTTAGCCTCACCTGTAACTAGTCTGAGTGCCTCTGTCTTCATCATTCGACCCACTTGGCGCACATTCGCGGATATATTTTCTACGCGTTCCCAATCTGTAGCGCTCAATGAGCGGAAGCTCGTGCCCCAAGATTTGTGGTCGCATGCAGGAGCGTCGATTTCAGGGGCCGACCCGCCGCGCCCGCCTCCGATACTCGTCATCTATATTGAAGGAACGCGCAGAAGAGAGGGTGGCGCAAATCCAAACATTCGTAATCTGTTGTGGATTCGCATTAATATAATATTAATATTTCACGATGTCTGCCCTCGCGAAAGAACGCATGCACGCACAGCTCATCTAAATACTTACGGTTTGGCTTTAAGATCTACAAAACCTTTTTTCACCTTGCGCCGTTTTCTATAGTACATCCCATTTAAGGTGAGCGAACGATCGCTCAAATGGGGCAACTGCTGCCAAGCTGGTGTATGCTGTATGAGTTAGCGCGGCGTCTTCCATTTCTTTGAGTACGCGAGCTCTACAGTGTCGATGTATTTCACGTATCTCTTCCTCTACCCATTCGAGGAGAGCCAGCTGGGTATCATGACACCCCTGCGTATACCCCTCATTGTACGCATCAGTCGTGCAAGCTTTCAATGAGTTGCGTGATGAGACCGAGGCGGCGATCTGATCGGTGAGACGCACGCGGATGCACTTTACTGCTCGCTGCACAATATCTTCTTCGGAAGTCAAGTGTTTGCATAGGCTACCATCCAAATCTTTATCGACTTGTGCCTGCAACGGTCGCTTCATATCCGCAATCTACTTTTCTCTACAACGCTGCTATATTTTGATTCTGAGATGCTACGTCGTAAGCAGCTTCATGTAAGCACCGAGAGTCTTCTTTTTGTTTTGTCTCTGTGAAAATGCACAGAGACAACCCGGGTTGGAAGTAGCTAGAATAGTCGAGCGCATGCAGAAAACAACTAACATTAGACACCAATTTCCACACAAAAAATGGCGTGAAGAAACATGCCCAGCAAAATCAGAAGACTGGTGGTGAGTGCAAGAGAAACCGAACATATCCATGCAATAAACCAAGCTACACACAACGTCAATGTGAAGTCTACAACTGGTGTAGGTGTTCCAGGTACTCGCCACTTATGGATACCTTCTCCTGCCACGCCTCCAATGTCTGCAAACTGACACCACATTTTGTTTTAACACAAACAGATGTCGACAACAACACGGACAACTATGCATAGCCCAAGCACTGCGAGATTTTAGCATTTTAGCGTCCGCGTCTCTTCTGCTTTGTATTTACACATTCCCACCTCCTCTACTGTGAAAAGAGGAGCATGTCATGACTTCCCCAAGTCGAAGTTGTTGTCCATCTTTAACTGGATGGCAAAGAGGCCAACGCCTCCACTGTGCTATCCGTCGCGAATGGGTTTGGCCTCATCTCTGCCTTTTCACGGACTGCCAAATCGGTGATAGAATATGTCAGGCCAAACCGTTTGTTGACTACCCAAATCCGTCGAGCTTCTAGGACCATGCGGGCTCTGTGTGCTCGCCACTTGTGCTCTCCCAGCCTTGGTTCCACAAAGTCCCAGCCTGCGCCTTCTTCGGGTACTCCGTTTGCCTGTACAACCACAACCCTGGTGAGGAATTTGTCTATACCGTACAAATTCATCTTGGCCTTGACATGCGGGGGGTATTTCCCCGATTCGTCCACCTTTAGAGGACTCGTATACATGACCTCAATCTCCGTTGCACTACATGCTCGACCAAACCATTCCTTCGAATTTTCAAAAGCTTGTTTCTTACACCATTCGTCGACTTCTCTGACGAAACGCAGCTGATCTTCTTCGATTGTCATTGTTAGATCCAGACTCTCCACCTTGCGCGTAGGCTCTGCGCCCGTCATGAAGGAAGGGCGAACTGCATCTTTATGCGGCTCCAGCGGAAACACAATCGTCCCGCATTGATCTGAGTTTTTCTCGTAAAGGCAAAACACGGGAGAAGATCGCGTAGTGCTGTCGTAGATACAGACCGTGGGAGCTCCCTGCGATGACTTGCCTACCTGCTTCGAGATCCAATTTCCAGGACGAACTTCAGCATAAGAGGGGTAGCTAGCAGGGAGGAGATAAATAGGCGCAATAGGCGCTGTCGCATTTTTCTCAGCTTCAGCTGCAGGTCGTTGCGCTGTGTCCCGGCGGGGGGATCTGCTTCGACCACGGTGTGCTTGGTCGGATTCGTCAACCTCAACTGGAGGAACGCGACTTGATTCCTCCACTTGCGCCTCCACCTGCAAAGATGCCATAACGCAGAAAGAAGACACAGAAACGAGCGGGCTGCAACTTCAGCTGTGTTGCCTACAATCAACGACCTAGAATACATATGCGGAATAGAAATGGTCAATGCTATCTTATGGATGCAGTTGTGGTGTATTGCCTTTGCATTATTCGTGAGCATAACATCATTTAACAAAAAACATACATACCCTGAAAACGTGTACGCATGGACAGGAAGTCCTTTCATATGGAATGCTATGAGTCTGATTACTATACTCGCGGGCTCAATAGCTCTGTTTGAGAGTTATAGGAA